CCGTGGCCGTAGACCTCGGCGCCGCAATCGATTGCATCCGCGCCGCAATGAACCACATGACCGACGCGCTGGAGACTGCGTGCCGTGACGAGGAGACCGTATCGTGAAGATCACCATCCCCCGCGCAACCATCCTGCCCGCTCTGGTCCGTGCCGCAGCCGTGGCTGACAGGAAGAGCACCCTCCCGGTGCTTGAGTGCGTGCTCCTGAGCGCTGACGCAACGGGCCTGCGCGTCGCCGCAACTGACCTTTACAGCTCGGTCGCGCAAACCGTACCGTGCGAGACCAAGACGGAAGGCGCCATTGCGCTACCCGCCAGCTCGTTGCTGAGCCGCATCAAAGCGATGCCGAGCGGCAACATCACCATCTCCGCCGACAGCAAGTTCGCAGTCACGATCACTGCGAAGGGCAGCAAGCGGAAGTTCACGATGCATGCCCTCCCGGCCACCGACTTCCCCGCCATCCCGGAGATGCCCGGCACGGCCGACATCTTGGAGCACGTGCCGACCGAGACGCTTTCGCTGCTCATCGCACAGACGATCTTCTCAGCGTCGCAAGACGAGTCTCGGGCGCACCTGAACGGAGCGTTGTTCGAGTTCAGCGACGGAAAGCTCCGGCTCGTCACGACCGATGGCCATCGGCTCAGCGTCGCAGATGCGCAGATTGGGGCGGAGGCGAAGGCGGACGTGGTGGTCGGTCTCCGTGCGCTCCAGACGTGGACCAAGGTACTGAGCGACAAGGCGGCGCCCGAAAAGGTCCTGTTCGCCAAGCACGGCCCGTACGCGTTCCTCCGTGTCGGTGAGGTTGACTTCGCCACGAAGCTGCCGCCCGACGACCAACCGTTCATCCCCTATCGCAACATCCTGCCACAACGCGCCAAGCAAGAGGTTCGGTGCAACCGCTCGTCACTCATCGACGCCATCGAAGCGGTGCGGCTCGCATCGTCCGACAAGCAAGGCGTCGTGCGCATCACCGCGAACGGAGCGCTCCGTGTCGACGCGGAAAGCGCCGGCAGCGGCAATGCGTTCGATGAGGTGGCGGCCGACTACGACGGAGCGGAGGTTACGGTCGGGTTCAATCCGACGTACCTGCTCGACGCGCTCAAAGCGGTCCGGTGCGACGAGGTCCTCCTGTCGCTCACCGGCGAACTCGACCCGGCCACCATCGTGCCGGCGCTCGCCAGCTCGGGCGACGCAAGCGATACGATCCACATCGTGATGCCTACGAGGCCTTGAATCATGCGAATCAACGAAATGGTACGGAAGGCGCACGACAACTCCAAGGCCAAGGGCTGGTGGGACGACTTCTTCCCGCGGTTCGACGACGCCGGCAATCGCATTGCCGATGCGACCGAGGTTGATCCGGAGGATCTCATGCCAGACACGATCGCCGCCAAGTTGTGCCTCGTTCACAGTGAGGTTAGCGAGGCGCTTGAAGCGGTTCGCGACGGGGAGCTGCGTCTGGTGTTCAAGACTATTGACTCGGACGACGAGAGGATCTTCGTTAACAAGACGGACGAGCCGTATAGCCCCAAGTCGAAGCCTGATGGCTTGCCCGCCGAGTTGGCCGACGTCGTCATCCGTATCGGCGACCTGTGCGGCGCGCTCGGCATCGACTTGGAAGAGGCCGTGCAGGCGAAGATGACCTACAACGCGACGCGACCGCAGCGTCACGGAGGCAAGGCGCTGTGAAGAAACCCGAACTGAAAGCCACGCGCCGCAACGTCTACTGGTGCGGCTCGCAAGACACCACGACGGTGCAAGACCTGATCGACGCGTGCGAAACGGCGCGGCTCGATCAGGACTGCGTGACGGTGGAGTGGTACGAAGCGAAGTGCTCCGCCATGACCGTCACCGACGCGGACCGTGCCGCCTACTCCGCGGCGCGTGAGAAGTACGACAAGTGGGCGCAGTCCGACAAGGGGCGGGCCGCATTGGCGCGCGCCGAGGCGGAAGCGGCGGAGCGTAAAGCCGCGCGCGAGAACCAGAAGCGACGTGACGAACTCGTGGCGCGGCTGAAGGTTGTTGCGCTGACGAGCATGCCCGCCTCGGCACTGGACGCAATCGAGAAGGCGCTGGACGAAGCGCGCGAGGTGGCGCCGTGAGCTACCGAACCAAGGCGCTCACGCTGGAGCAACTCGACGAGCGGCTGCGTGCCGTGGAGGCACTGTGCGAGGATGACCCCAACGAGTCGGAGGATGACGACGAGGGGCTGACCGAGATCCAGGAAGCGATCGGCCTTACCGCGGCAATCGGCGGGGCAGTCCTTTTCGTCATGATTCTGGTCGGCATCCTGATCGCACTTGGAGAGCAGCGTAACGACATGGTGATTGCGACCGTGTCGATCGCTGCAACATCTGCGGCCGTAGCGATGTGGGGCGCGGCGCAACTGTGGAGGCGCGGCACGTGACCTACCTCCTCGGCATAGACGGGGGTCTCGCCACGTTCGGCGCCGCTCGGGTGTCGATCGTGGGGGGCATCCTCGAACTGGACCGCGTCGCCACGTTCCGAACCGAGAAGCTCAGCGGCAAACAGGCACCATACGCCTCAGACGACAACGTTAGGCGTTGCCGCGAGCTGGTGCGGTTCGTGCTGGGGTTCGTTGGCGCACCGCCTCCTGTGGTCATCTGCGCCGAGGCGATGAGCTTCCCTCGGTCGAGTAGCGTCGCGGCCAAGATTGGCATGGGCTGGGGCGCGGTGTCGACGCTCGCTGAGGTGTGGGCCGTGCCGATCGTGCAGGCCAGTCCGCAACAGATCAAAAAGACGCTGGTCGGCAAGGCGAACGCCAGCAAAGAGGAGGTCCGCATCGCAGTCGAGGAATGGTTCCCCGACGTGACGTGGCCGAAGAACAAGGGCGACGTGGAGCATGCGGCCGATGCCGTTGCGGCCGTGCTGGCGTGCCGCGAAAGCGACGTGGTGCGCATGGCCATGCTTATGGGGCGCGGTGTAGCGTGAGAGGATTGCGGCATGAAAGACGACTTCGTATCGCGACTGGCCGACATGATGCGCAAGCGCGACAGTGAGAGACTGGACGCGTTCGTCGATGCGGTCGGCAAGCGCGTTGCGGCGAAGAGTGGCGATGCGTCGCGCGACCAACAGATGCAAGACGCCATGACGGAGTTGGCGCGCCTCACCACGGACGATGGCATCACCGCAGCGGTACGCGGCGCCAAGGTCTACCTCGCAATCGTGCGCCACGTAGCGGCCGGTGGCCGTGTGGTGTTCGTCGGTGCGGACGGGAGCGAGAGGGTGCTGTCCGTGAGGTTGCGGTGAGCACATTCGTGGCGAGCATCGTCGCGTACCTGCTCATTGGCGGACTGGTCGCGCACGCCATGATCTCGCTCGCAGAGGACCACGGCAGGCTGGACGACGTGGAGTTTGCCGACGCGTTGAGCGCCTTCACGGGCATGGCCGTTTGGTGGCCGGTCGTGGTGGTGCGGTTGATTGCGGGACGGATGGGAGAGGATGGGGACGATGATGAAGGGAACTGAGTTGAGTGGAGAGTTGCTGACTGTCGGTGGCAGCTGGGGTCACTGCAAGTTCAAGACGTGCCAGGGGCGGGTTGCGGTGCGCGCCGATGCGGAAGCCTTCGATTCGCACGACTGCACATACGGACGCTGCGTGCGGTGCGGCGAGGGGTATCGAGTCTGCCGGTGGTCCGTCATGAACCGCGACGATCCGTCCGCACAGTGGCTCTACGACCCTAAACCGGCCACGTCGGGCGAGGTCGCCGCCGTCCGCTCCGTGAACACATGCAGCCATTCGGAAAGCTGCGAGGCGGCACCGTGAGCCTCATCCGCATCGTACCGGTCGGCACCGGTTGCGGCGGCTTCGTGGAGTCGCGGGACGTCACGGCAGCGCTCGAGGAGGACCGGAACGGCCGCACCGTGACGCGCGTCGTGTTGCGAGGCGGCACGGACGTGCTGACGGCCGAGGCGGCTGAGGAGTTCGTGGGGCGAGTGGCGGCGGAGGGCGGCGAGGCATGAGCGACACAGAGCCAAAGTGGAGCGGGGCGATTGCTCTGCGGCGTTTCGTCGAGGTGAAGAAGCGTGAGGAGCGCACCGTGGGGTTCGTGGTGCCGTGCTACGTCGAGCGCCTCAGCGCGGACGGACCGTTTCGTCTGGACGACGACAAGCTCACCATTCGCGCTGGCTATGTTGAGGTCGTACTGCAACTCACGGAGCGCTCGGACTTCGCGGCCCGCATCCTCGCTGCCGCGGCGGAACTTGGAGCTGGTGGCCGTTGTAGGCTGCACATCGAGTTGCGGCCGGAGGGGGTCGAGTGAGCCACATGAGACACTGCATCAAACCGGGCTGCACCGGAACGCTCCGTGCCTACGGGTGCGCCACGACCGACGCGGACGGCGACGTTACGCAGCGGGTGCGGTGCGCGACGTGTGGGTTCGCGACGCATGAGGTCGAGGCGAATCGTGGCGGTGAGTGGGTTGTGTATAACCCCAGCGCGAACGATCTGCTCTTCGTCTATACCCTGCGGCAGGTTGAGGAACGGATGCGGCGCGCGATTATGGGTGACGAGCCGCTGAGCGGCACGGTGCGCACCGTCACTGCCGCTAGCGCGATAGCAATGGCCGGAAGCTACCTCGCCCAAGCGCCCCGTCTCGACCTGGCACGCGGCGCACAGCTAGATGACTGGGCGGACCGCATGGGCATGCCACGGCAGGTCACGCAGGGGCTCTTTGAGATCTGGACCGAGACGGACGGCGAAGTGTTGGAACGGCTCACGAAGGTCGGGGAAGCGGCGGCGGCGTTCTTTGCGGGGCTGGCGGGGCTGGTGCGGGGCAACGATAAGCCTGGGCGCGATGTGCCGATCGGCACGTTCGTCAGGTATCTGTCGAACGGGCTCGCCTTGGTCGGCGTTGACTGGGACGCATATGCGTTCCGTGCCAACGCGGGACTTGTGCCCGGGGCACTCCTGACGCTGTGCGACGACGGCGAAACGGTGCGGGCCGTGAAGCCATGATCCACAGCCCGCTGAAGACCTACGTGCCAATCACCCTGCTCGGCCTCAACTGGTCGGGCACGGTGGAGCAAGTCGATCCGCCGGAGGTGGAATGGGCCGGTGTGTACCGAGGCGTACCGGTCCCGGTCGTCCGCCGCGAGCCGGTGCAACTCCGCGCGCACCTCAACACCACGGGCCGCGACGCGGCGGAGCGAGCCATGGCGGCATGGCGGTCTTGTGAGCGCGTTGCGATACGCTTCGGTCTCATTCATGCGGAGGGGAAGGTTGCGGCAGTGAGGGCGTGGCAGGAGACGACGAAGACGGTGGTGAGCGAGCCAATTGAGATGGTCAGCCCGGACCGCAGCGAGCGCGAGACGGTCTACCGCGACAAGGTGCATACGACCACGACGACGATGGTGGAGGTCGATTGGTTTGGTGAGGCGGTGGGGTGGTGGTGAGAGAGCTGGTGTTTGAGTGGCCGGCGCCATGGTGGCCGGACCGTAGCGTGTTGGTGGACGTTGCATCCTACGGCGACGAAGCGCGGGCAGCGCGTCTCACCGAGGTCGGTTACGTTGACGTGCGCGTCTTCCCGGTTGGCGACGATTGGGCGGTGATGGTGATCTGCGAGGACGCTACGTGCACGACGTGTCCAACAACGAGACGCGTATTCGCATGCCACACGCGCGACGAGGCGGCCAGAGTAGCCACCATCTACCTCGGCACGTGGCGTGACGTCGATGTCGAGACGTACACGAGCCTGCGCGCTTATGACGGTGCGGATTGAGACGTATAGTCCGGAGCATGAACGACACAACGACGAGGCGCTGCGGGCCATGGTAGACGAAGATTCGTGGATCAAGGCGGTGGCCGCTGTCACGGCGCACAACCTGAGGATGTCGCGCCTTGCGGACCAATACGATAGGGATCCGCTGCTTCCGCACTGCGAGGCAAGGAAGTGGTCACTGGTCAATGATCACTGGGAAGGGCTAGCTTCGGTTGACGGGTTCGCGGAGCCGAAGTTCGCAGTTCGGCGCGCTCTGCACCGAGCAACGATCGTGGAGCTTCTGAACGTCCCCGCGGGAGAGTTTCAGCGCGGCACCCAAGAGTGGAGATGCATCTGCGGGCACTCTCACGCGTTCTCAAACCGACGGTGGTTTCATCCGAGGCGAGACCCTGGGGGCGACCGTGGGTAGCCTGGGCGCGCCGAAGATTGACGGGGCGTTGCTGCTTGAGAAGGCGCGCCAGTATGCGACCAGCTTCATGGCGCGCCATCACATCAACTGCCCGCCTCACGACCTGGACGACGTCATACAGGACGCGCTTGAGATGACGTTGCGAGACTTCAATCCCGACTACGTCAGCAAGAAGCCAGGCAAGAAGGCCGGCGCCAACATTCTCGCAGTGCTCGGTGCCCGTGTGATGCGGTGCGCCAAGGCCTACGCGAACCGAGAGGACGAGCTGGTACCATTCGAGAACATCGAGGACGCTTTCGAGATGATGATGAACGGACCGCCGAGTCAGCCATGAGCAAGACACTCACGACCGACCAAGAGAACGACCTGGCGTGGTTCTTCGCTGGCGGCCTCGCAGTCGACGCGGGTCACCGCTCAACGATGGGCAGCATCCTGGACCGCATGCAGTACGACCTCCCGTCCGGTGGCGGAGGCGTCGGCCCAGAGGAGCGCGGCGAGTGGCTGCTCGGTCGGGTGCGGTTGGAGCGCATCATCCGGGAGCGCCTGTCGATGCTGAGTCACGAACAGGTGGCCATCCTACGCGTGCTCTCGTCGCCCATCCCGGACGATCGCGTGTGGGGCCTGATCGAGGCGTTTGGCGGCAAGGAGGCGGGCCGCGAGGCTGCGGCGGTAGCGGCCATGCTGGCCGAAGCGGCATCGGCGGCCCGTAGAGGCGCCCTACAGGCGTCGCGCTCCGCTCTGCACCGAGGCGAGCCGGCGCGCGCCATCGAGCCTCATGACGCCCCTGGCGCGTCGCAACTGCCCATCCTGCGTGAACTGTCCAGGCGGGCCGCGACGAGCGAGGCGAAGCGGGCCGAGTTGGCCGCGTTGCGCACCGAGGCGAAGGGCAAGATCGCGGACGCGAGGAAGGCGTATGTGGAGGCCATCAAGCCCGTAAGGGCAGCGGACCGAGCCGCCACGGACCGGCGATGGTCGGCCAACGTGGTGCCGTTCGCGAGGAGACGATCCGATGCGGCGTGAGCCGATGACTCCGCGCCGCGCTGCCGTGGCGCTTCTCGGTCAGTCGGACACGAAGTGGAACGGCGAGAAGCTGCGCCGGTACATCCTGGACCGTGAGGAGTCGCTTGGCGTCACGATTGCGCCGCGGGCCAAGAGCGGCCACATGAAGGTGACCGAGGCGAACCTGAGACGATACTGTCCGGAGCTTTTCTCGCAGCAGTCCGAAGCGGCCGCCGCCATGGGTGAGTACCGGTTCGCAATCGAGCATAGATTCACGGAGATAGAAGAACGCATCGCTGCGGTCGAATACCGGCAAGACGTGCTGTCCCTGGCTTCAATCGGCGACAATCTGCCGGCCGAAAAAGAGTCCACCCTATGACGTTGTCGCCGCAGGTGCCAGTGGGGCGCGGCAGCACGGTCGATCCGCGACCTCGCCAACGGTGCCGCCCATGACCACCGAGCAACTCATGGTCACGATCCGCGACGCAGCGGACAGCCACCACCTCGCAACGGGCCGGCGCCCCACGATCCTCCTGCTCGGACGGGACCACATCGACGCGCTCTTCTCCGGCGAGCAGTGGGCCAGCATGGCGATCCACGGCATGCAAGTGCTCCAGCACAATCTGGAGCGAGACGCCATTGCGGTGGCGCACAACTTCCAGTCGCCTCACGAGGCGGCATAGCAGCAGTCCTTGCCGCGCCGACGGCTAAGCCGGGATGCATACCGGTTCGGTAGTCACGCGATATGCTGGGTCAGGCTCGGGGGTACCCGAGGGCGCGGTTCGAATCCGCGGCGTGACTCTTAGGTCGGTTTGGCGCAGTTCGGTAGCGCGTCGGGCCCATAACCCGAAGGACGCTGGTTCAAATCCAGCAGCCGACCCCAAGTGAGCGACACGCTCTCGACCAATCAACGCGCGTGGATGTTCTGCGCTGGCGTCGAAGCCAAGATGGCCGAACTGGCCACCACCATGGCGAGCGTATCGGTCGACGCCGAGTGCGAGGAGTCGTTCATTCACTTCAGCCTCATGGCCGACCAGCACATACTGCGAGGGTGGTTCGCGAAACGGACCGCGGCGCAGATAGAGAGCCTACTGCGGTGGAGTTGAGTGGCTGACAGCGAACCGCCGCGAACCGACCGCATCCCGCAATCGTGGGAGCGGCTCAGCTACGACGACGCCATCACGCTACTGGTCAGCCACGACGCAGACGAACGCTACGATGCGGCACTCGCCTTGGCGCACCACGGCAGCTCGGCAGCAGTCGGACCGCTCCGGGACGCTCGGCTCTGTGAGGACGTTCCGGCCTGCCGCGCTGCGATGGGGAGCGCCATCGCGCTGCTGTGCGGAGAGTACCCGGACAGTGAGAGCGAGTGGTGGCCGAACGATCCGCATCCTGAGGACTTTGGGATAGCGGGGTAGAGAGATGGGACGCCCGACGAAGCTGACGGATGAGTTGCGGGACGCTATCGTTGCGCTCATCGATGCCGGGAACTTCCCCGCTACGGCTGCGGAGTGCTGCGGTGTGTCGCGCTCCGCCTTCTACGACTGGACCGCCAAGGGGCGTGACGGACAGGAGCCCTACGCGGACTTCGTGGACGCAATAGCGCGCGCGCGTGCTCAGGCAAAGGTCAACCTCGTCAAGGTCGTACAGACGCATGCCAGTCTGCCGAAGGGCGGCGCGCATGCACAGTGGCTCCTCGAAAAGCTAGACCGCGACCAGTTCGGTCCGCAGGTGCGCATTCAGGTGGCCAACGAGCTGGAGAGGTACGTAGACGTTGCCGAGCGAGTTCTCGACCGCGACCAGTTTGCGCGGCTACTCGAAGCGTGGGCTGCTGCCGACGATAGCCCGGAAGCGCTTGGAAGCGCTGCGGTCGTCGAGTCCCACTGAGAGCGCCTGGCTCAAGGCAGCGCGCCACGACCAACTCATACCACCGGGCGACTGGTGGCTCGTCTGGCTCATCATGGCCGGGCGTGGGTGGGGCAAGAGCCGCACCGGATCGGAGACGGTCAACACGTGGGCTCGCAGCATGCCGGGCATGCGGATCGCGCTCGCCGGAGCGACGGCCGCGGATATTCGCGACGTTATGCTTGAAGGCAACTCGGGCCTCTGCTCGCTGTACGCTGACGTCCTGTACGAGCCCAGCAAGCGCCGCGTCACGTGGCCGAACGGGGCCACCGGCATCCTCCTGAGCGCCGACGAGCCGAACCGTTTCCGTGGCCCGCAGTACCATAAGGCGTGGTGCGACGAACTGGCCGCCTGGCGCTATCCCGAATCTTTCGACCAGCTCCGCATGGGGCTGCGTCTTCCCGGCTGTGTCCCGCAGGTGGTCGTCACTACGACCCCACGCCCAACAGCGCAGATCAAAGCGCTCGTAAAAGACGCGAAGGGCGACGACCCGCGCGTCTTGCTAACGACCGGTAGCACGTTCGACAACGCCGCCAACCTCTCACCAGAGGCCATGCGGGTGCTTCGTGAGAAGTACGAAGGGACGCGCCTTGGCCGACAGGAACTCTACGCCGCGCTGCTAGAGGATGTCCCCGGGGCGCTCTGGAAGCTCGACGCTATCCTGCGCATCGCCGAAGAGGACATCAGGCCGACGCGCGTCATCGTCTCTATCGACCCGTCCGGCACGAACAACACGACCAGCGACGAGGCTGGCATCGTCGTCACGGCAGTGGATAAGCACCGTCGCGGCTACGTGCTTGAGGACGCCTCAGGCCGCTACTCGCCGAACGAGTGGGCCTGTAAGGCAATAGAGCTGTACGAGAAGCACAGCGCGAACCTCATCGTTGCAGAGGCGAACTTCGGCGCCGACATGGTGGAGCACACGCTCCGCACAGCTCGCCCTGAGGGGCGCCATGTGCCGTTCCGCAAGGTCAACGCCAGTCGTGGCAAGCGAGCCCGTGCCGAGCCCGTAGCGGCCCTGTACGAACAGGGCAAGGTCTTCCACGTCGGGGTGTTCCCCAAGCTGGAAGAAGAGATGACGACCTGGGACGCATCGGACCCGAGCGCCCGGTCACCGAACAGGGTCGACGCGCTCGTGTGGGGGCTCACTGAGTTGGACCTCGCCGCGGCAAGCGTCGACCTGACCAGCTACGCCGACGTCGCCGCGAGCCGGGCCTCCACGTCCCGCTACGGTGGGATGGGGCGCGGGTTCGGCTGACCGGCCTGCGACGCGTCACAGCGCAACGTCGCGCGACCAAACGCCCATCCGCGGGCCACAGCGAACCGAGCCGAGACGGCCCGCTCTGCGTGGGGTCCTCGCGCTCCGATGAGGTGACCGACAGTGAGCTTCGTGACGTCAACCGCCTACTGGTCACTCGACAGCGCCGGCCTCTACGTCGTGTGCCGCTTCGGCGCGCTCCTCGTCAACCGTGACGGGGTCGCCACCTTCCGGGGCCGACACGAACCGCATACCCGGAACGCATGACCACGTGCCGTCTCCGTTGTCGGTCCAGTACGACACGCCCAGCATCACATCGCTCCACCTCGCCTCTTCAATGTCGGCGCGGGTGGTCCGAACCGTAACGCCGCTGTTTAGTGTGTAGTCGACCAAGTCGTTGCCCATAGCGTCGAGCCTACCCGCTCCGCTGCGCGACCATAAGCCACCGTTCGCCATTCGCGAACCAAACCGTCACGCCACTGGCTTGACCAGACCGGCGCCCATAGCGGCGCGACAGGAAGCATTACGACATGGGAACTCGCGGACCGAAGCATGGGTGCCTCATTGGGCGCGCCCTTCAGAAGCACATCTTCAGCGCTCAGAACCCGATCAACATCCCGCTCTTCTCCTTTCAGGAGGCGGACGGAACGGCACTCGCCGTATTCTCCAGCGGCACCAGTAACGTGCCTGGCTACTCGCTGGACAACAGCGAGGCGCTCAGCATTCGGTGGAACGATTCGGCCACGCCGGACCCGATCGGCACGACCGTCTTCATGCCGAAGGACCTGGACGACAGCCAGGACGTCGTGATCCACATCATGGCCAGCAAGCACGGCGCGACCCTCGCGGACGCCACGACCTTCACCTGCCAGGCCTTCTTCCAGACGGTCGGAGCGCTGCATGATGCTGACGCCGACGCGGGTGGCGACACCACCGCAATGACCGGCGACGCTGCGGCCAAGACGGTCCAGGAAGTGACGCTAACCATCGCAGCGGCTGACGTCCCTGCGGCCCCCGCCGTCATGACGCTGACCATTCAGCCGACAGACGACTTGCTCGATACCGACGACGTGTCGATCCACGCCGTGTGGCTCGAATACACGCCGCAGATCCTCGCCGCCTGAGCGGGACCGTGAATGAGCCTCTCGCCTCGTGCCCGGAGGCGCCAACGTGCCTCTCGGCACCTGGCGTCTAGGCAAGCCGTAGCGCCCTCCAGCGGCCCGGTTCACAACGCGGTCGCTAGTGCCGCGTCGGTGCGGAGCGGACTGCCTACGCAGCCGCTCTGGCTCCAGTACCAGCGCATCGGCGGCAACGTCACGCCTGCGCAGGTCTCGGCGATCCTGTACGAGGCGGACCAGGGCGACATCTTCAGGCTCGTGCAGCTCGCCAACGAGGCGCGCCAGAAGGACGGCCACCTCCAGTCGTGCCTATTCACGCGCGAGATGGCGCTTGCCGAGCTTGGCATCTCGATCCTGCCCCACAAGGAACGTGGGCGCAAAGAAGCGAAGCGGCGCGATAAGAAGATCGCGGAGTTCGTCGAGGATGCCATTGAGGGAGCGTGCGGCCTGGACGACGAGGTCCGGTCCTTCGACGACCTGATCGCCCACATGCAGGGCGGCGTCTATCACGGCCACGCCGTATCGCAGACCGTCTGGACGAAGCGCCTCATTGCGGGCCGTCAGATGGTCGTCCCGGCCGGTTTCCGGCTGCACAGTCAGCGCCGCTTCAAGTTTCGGCTCGACGATGGGCAACTCATCTGGGCGGACCGGTGGGGCTCGCACGGTGACGGCGTCGACCTGCAGGAGCGCTTCCCTGGCCATTACATCGTCCACCAGCCACGTATCAATGGAGACGTGCCGGCCTTCGAGGGCCTGTCGCGATTGCTCGTGTGGTGCGCTCTGTTCCGCACGTGGTCGATTGCCGACTGGCTGAAGCTCGCCGAGTTGAGCTGGAAGCCGTGGCGCATTGGCAAACTCAACCAGGACGGCCGCGAGTCAGGCGCTGAAGACGTCAACAAGCTCTGGAACATCCTGGAGCAACTGACGACGAACGGCGTCGCGGTGCTGCCGAACAACACCGAGGTGGACATTCGGCAGCCGGACGGCGGTAGCGCACGGGCCGGCCGGTCGAACCATCACGAGCTGTGCGAGTTCATGGGCCAGGAGATGAGCAAGGCCATCGTTGGCCAGACGCTCACAACCGAAGCGGGCAGCAAAGGCGCGCGCGCACTCGGTCAGGTGCATGACGATCTGCGCAAGGATATCCGGAACAGCGACGCCAAGGCCGTCTTCTCGACGCTCAAGCGCGACCTGGTTCGGCCCTTGGTGCGCATGAACTTCGGCGACGTGGCGCTACCGAGCGGTTGGTTCGACACCGACGAGAACGTTGACGCTGAGTTGTTTGGCAAGGCGCTCGTGGCGTTCAAGGCCGCTGGTATGCGCGTTCCTGAGAAGTGGGCGCACGACGAATCGGGCGTACCGCTCCCCGACGATAACGAGCGCGTGCTTGGCGATCCGGTCGATGGCGAAGAGCCCAAGCCCGCGCCTGGCAATGGCGAAGCGGACGATAGCGGCGCCGACGATGACGACGACGAGCAGTCGCCCGACCCGAGCGACGACGTAGACGATGGCGCAACGGACGACCCGGCGCCGGATGAAGGCGCGACAGAGAATGCCGACGAAGATTGACGCGGCCAAGCCGCAGGCCGTGGCGCTGGGTGAGACGGAGATCCTTGTCTACTCGGACATCGGCGAGTCGTGGTGGAACGAGAACGCCGTTACGGCGAACCGTATCGCTGCGGAGCTGAAGGAAGCGCCCCGTCACCACAACATCGTGGTGCGGATCAACTCGTTCGGCGGCGACGCGTTCGAGGGCGTGGCGATCTACAACCTCCTCGTCAATGACGGTCGCAAGATCGTAACGAAGGTGGATGGCGCGGCCATCTCCGCTGCGAGCATCATCGCAATGGCCGGCACGGAGCGGCTCATCGCGGAGAATGCCATGGTGATGATTCACGATCCGTGGACCATCGCAATGGGCAACGCCGAGGACTTCCGGTCCCAGGCCGAATCGCTCGACCTCATCGCGGACGCGCTGTGCAAGACCTATGAGCGCCGGTCCGCAAAGAGCTTCGACGAATGCCGCGAGTTGATGCGGGCCGAGACGTGGATGGGCGCCGAGGACGCGGTGCGGGACGGGTTCTGCACTGGCGTCATGGTGGCGGACGATGAGGCGGATAGCGCGATGGCGAGCATCAGCCGCATTGCCGCGAGCCTGCTAGGCCGCAGCAAGAACGCGCCGGACCTGAACATCGTGGCGAGCGGTCGTAAGCACACCTTCCGCGCAACCAATCATGACGAGGTCATTGCCTCGTTCAAACTAATCGCGGACGCGGCGACGAGCTTCGAAGCTTCCCGGTTCTCCCAGATTCTCGCCGCAGAGCGCGGCGCTGATAGCAACAACCAAACACCGGAGGCTCCCAAAGTGGACCTTACTGAATTGCAAGCCGCGCTCAAGGCCGCGCAGGGCGAGACCGCCCAGATGCGCACCGAGCGCGATTCCGCGAATGCCGCTCTCGATGCGGCCAAGTCCGAGGCGAAGGCCAAGGCGGACGAGTCGATCAAGCTCGCCGCTGACGTCGCGGCCCTCAACGCGCAGAACGAGAAGCTCTGTGCCGAGCGTGACGAGGCGGTCAAGAACGCCGCGGCGCTCAACGACCAGGTCCTCGCGGCCGAGGTCGACGCATTGGTCGGCGTGAAGATCGACCCGTGTGAGCGCGATCAGTACCTCGCCCTGGCGAAGACGAATCGCGACCTCTTCAACAAGTTCGTGGAGCAGCGCGCGCCGAAGACGACGCTCAGCGCTGACCCGGCGGGAATGGGCAAAGAGCCGCTTCCCGAGAGCATCAATGACTCCGGCGACGAGGACGCGTTTGCGCGATTCGCCGCCTCGCTTAGCTGAGGACATCATCATGGCTGCATGCACTGAACGATCTGAGCACATGCTCGTCATGGAGTACGAGGTCGCCTCCGGCGACACCGCTACCCTCGGCGAGGCTGTCAAACTGGACAGCGACACCACCATCGACGACTGCGACGCCGCGAGCGATCTCGCCATCGGCGTGGCCCTCGAAACCAAGGCAGCCGGCGAGAAGTGCCGCGTCGCCATGTTCGGCCACGCCATCGTCCCTGTGAAGGTCGGGACCGGCGGCGCAACCCGCGGCACCAAGGCCGTGCTCGTTGCGACCGGATTCACCGACGCTGCCGCGCACGACTCGGACGGCACCGGCAACGAGTCGACCTACGGAATCTTCCTCGCGTCCGCTGACGCCGGAGACCTCGCCCCATTGCTCCTGAGCGGTGCGGCCAATCGCGGCGTCTGATCGCCATACGGAGCATGACAGCAATGAGTGCAATCACCGGCGGCGAGCCCGTCAAGAAGACCGTGGTCCTGTCCGATGCGGACATGGAGAACATCAAGGCGTTCGAGGGCGCTGGCGTTGGTACCCGTGGGTACGACGCCGACGCGGCCTGGCACGCCATCCTCGGCGAACGGCAGCGCAACGCTGCGAGCCCTGGCAATCGCTACCGCAACTGGTCGCGCAAGATCCATTCGGCGATCAGCGACCCGCGCGGCACCAAGGCCTGGCAGGCGCAGAACGCTTCGTTCGACCGCCGGGTGCGCAACAGCCTGAGTTCGAGCGACGTCCACAGCGATTCGTTCCTGGCGCAGATCTCGACGCAGTACGGAAACGACGAGTTCATCGGCGAGATGCTCGCGCCGCCCGTGCTGGTCGGCAAGAAGAGCGACGAGTTCCCGACCTATGGCAAGCGTGACCGTCTGGCCCTCCCGGCCAATGACTCGGTGGCGGTTGGCGGCGAGGCGGCTCGTGTTCACGAGACCCGCGGCACCGACAGCTACGTCTGCGCCAACAGGGCCTTCACGGACGCTCTCGACGCCGACACCGTGGCGAACCAGGACGCGCCGCTCAATGAGATGTTCGATCTCGTTGAGGGCCTCGTGGAGCGTCGCGCACTGGCTCGTGAGATTCGTATCGCGTCGGCGCTCACCACCGCTGGCAACTACCCCAGCGGCAACAAGGCGACGCTCGCCGGTGCTGACCAGTGGAACAGCGCGGGCGGCGGCGCACCGCTCAAGAACATCCAGGACGCCATCGCGGCGCTCTGGCGCGGTCGGTCTCCGGCGCGCACCAAGGCGTTCTCCAGCCTGGAGATCTACAACGTCCTGTCGCGGCACCCGGACATCACCGGACTCTTCCAGTACAGCGGCCAGTCGGTCGGTCTCGCGACCCCCGGCATGATCTCGACGTTCCTCGGTCTCGACGACTACCTCATCGGCAAGTCGCGGTACGACAGCGACGCGGTCAACATCGCGACGCCCACCTACTCGCGGGTGTGGGGCGACTTCTTCGGCGTCCTCCGTGTCGCCGAGCGCGCCACGCTCCGGTCCGCCACGTTCGCTCTCACGATGCGCTGGCTCGCCGCCGGCGTTCCCGGCATGAACCAGGGCATTCTCACCTCGCAGTGGTTCGAGCCCAACAAGGGCTTCGGCGGCTCGTACTGGGCCAAGGTGGGCGAGTCCGAGGCGCACAAGATCCAGGCGTCTGACGCGGGCTATTTGTACTCGGACGTTCTGGCGTAGGTCTAGATGAGCCGTCGCAATCGTACCCGTGGGCCGGGGTCCGCTCCGGCCCCCACCGAAAGCGAGCCGGCCATCTCGGTCGAGGCGGAGCAGTCCGTGCCGGGTGGTCCCGGTCCAGGCAGCCACGCCCCGGCGCCTGACGGCCACCAGGGCGCGCCGCAACCCTCCGAGCCGGTGCTTGCCGGTCCGGACGACGCGGAGCTTCCTGGGGCCGATTCTGAGTCCGACGAATCCACCGAGCCGCAACCTCAGGCCGCCGAACCGGACGCTCCGGTCGAGCCGGAGCCTGAGGAGGCGGCGCCATCCGAGCCCTACGTGGTCGTGCGCTGGACGGGCAGTGGCCCGTTTGCCGGCACGATCGGCGGCGTCAAGGTGCGGCAGCGCATCATGGGTGGCGGCACGATGAGCGTCCCGGAGCGCTGTCTCGATGAGGCGCGCGGCAAGGGGTGCGAATTCGTGCGGGCGGCTAACTGACCAATGGCCATCGCCGGCACGTACCTGATCGAGGCGGACATCACGCGCCGTCTCACGTCGGAGCTGTACGAACAGATCTTCGACGATGACCGTGACGGTACGGTCGACGAAGACCTGGTCAATGACTACATCGCGGACGCTGAGTCCGTGGTGGAGCAGACCATTCAGAAGACGTACGGACCGGGCGGGATCACGACGATGCGCGCGCTCGGTACCGATGCGCCACGTGCCGTCAAGCGCATGGCCCTCGATGTATTCGAGGTGCGTGCCATGAGGCGTCACCCCGAGTTCATTCGTGGCGGATGGGCGCAGCGCGAAGCAATGGTGGAGAGCCACCTCAAGATGCTCCGCGTCCGTGAGCTTGAACTCGACAATGAAGGCGCCGCACCGGAGCCCGCCGTCAATGAAGGCGGCGGCGTGCGGAGTGGCGACCCGGACGATACGACCCCGTGCCCGCCGTTCTTCACGCGTGGAATGGGGGCGTTCTGAGTTCTCGCATTACGCCGCTGATCGTTCGTGCGTTGACAAGCTTCCCCGTCTCCGCATCGAACCACATCACGACGCTACCCGTCATGATGACGCGCGTTGGTCGCGGTGGGCAACGCTCCGCTACGTCGCGCATGTGGTCCAGCAATTCGCGCCATCCTTCACGCATCGCACCACGATAGCTCGCAACGAGCCGCACCATAAGCCATGCCACGACAGCGAGCCATCCACGCGCACGAAGACGCGCTCGAATACGACGACTTCAGCGTCGACATCAATCTCGTTTCGGCGTCTCCCGATACGCGAACGCCGGCCCGCGCGATCTTCATCGTCGACGCCGGCAGCGGATCGATCGTGGTCACGACCTCTGGCGGCAGCGCCAACCGGACGTACACGGGCCTCGTGAGCGGCACGTACCTGGACCCGTCGCCACTGTACGTGGAGACCATCATCGCCACTGGCACGGACGTCGCAAAGGTCCGCGTTGGCTGGTGACGCCCCGATTGGGGGCTCATGTTTCAAGGCTGGCGATGCGGGCTCCAAACCTGCGTGCTGTTGGTTCGATTCCAATAGCCTCTGCAAGTAGCGCACGATGCCCACCGAAACGTCACGCGTCGGCGCGCTCACGATTCCGATCACGGCCGGCACCGCGCCTGCCGCTGTCGACGATCCGTTCCTCGACGGTCTGCTGAGCTTCCTGGCGCACTACATCAAAGAGGCGCTGGACACGCGACTAGCCAACGTATCGGGCTACAACTCGGACGCCTGTCCCGCTGCGAACCGGTTCGCTTTCTCGCCATACGAGCGCGAGGCGAACTTCGTGGTGCGCCACGTGCCTGCCCTCTATCTGTGGTGGGACGGCCGCTCCGTACCGTGGAACCCCAGCATCGTGCAGAAGGGTCGCGAGCGGAACGTGCATGCCATGTACGTGTTCGAAGAGCGCCCGAAAGAAGCGGCGCTCGACGACCGGCGCGGCGTGTTCAATGCGGTCGACGCGGCATTCGCCAAAGCGTCACGGAACGGCTACCACCCGACGTGGAGTTACAACTCGCGCCCGCTCGGCACGCCCCTCGACGAATCATGGGACGCACCGTACGGCGTCGAGTGGGAATGGCTCGGCGGGCAAGGTGTGCAGCGGATCGGCATTGACGACGCGAACACCCGCGACGTTGGCCGCCGCGTATCGGGCCGAGACTATCCGGCATTCGTCGCCATGTTCCGTGTCCGCGAGTTAATCGAGGGCAAGCAACTGGTCGAGCCGGACGACGTGCTGCGCGACTACGACGCCGACCTGTACGAGGACGGTGTGCAGGTCAAGGACGGGATCCTGACCGGCCCGGACGGGAGCGAGGACCAAGAGCCATGACCCGCTCCCTCCAGATCGGCGACGCATCGGACATCGGCGCAGCATTCACGCTCGCTCTGTCGCATGACAAGCAGCCCGCCATTCGCGTGCAGTGCAGCGCCGACAGCGTGCTGATTGACGCGTGCTGGCCACACCTCCGTGACGATACGCTCATTGCGGTGCTGGCCGAACTGGGCGGGCGCGCGTGGGCGTTCATGATGGCGGTCATGTCGATCGAGTTCGGCATTGACGATACGTGCATCATCCACCTGCAAGAGTGGGATGCGGCGGGCGACGACGACGGCCCGGACGGTGACGATGGTGAGCCATTGCCGCTGCCCGTGAAGCTGATTCGCGTTGCGTGACGCTTATGGGCGGCGCGATGGCGTGCGATACGTGGCGGCATGAATAGCAACGCAACCGACCACATCAGCCACACGGGACACTTCGACATGGTGCTTTGCGAAGTTCCGTGCCACGAATGCGACGACACCATCGAGGCGGGCGACCTCGTGTGGATGCGCCCCGGCGAGACCACGCCGTCAAGCTTCGCCACGTGCGGAGACTGTGCGAAGCGTGAGCTGCTCGGGGGTGCGAAGTGAAACTCAAGCCACGTAGCAACGAGCTGCATAACGCCCTTCGGCAACACCTCTCGGCGATCAAGGCGGCTGACGCTGTGCTTGGCGCCCACATCTTCTACGACTGCACGGCTGGTGAGTACGAGCAGCGCAGAGCCCTTCGTGACGACCTTGCGATCGAGCTTGCAGAGTTGTCCGACACGGTCCGCCAGATGGCCTACGACGACGCGGCGAAGGCCGAGGAGTTGCGCCGCGAGTTGCACGATTGCAGCAAGGATGACCGGTGCGATGCGCTCGCGTTGCCCCGCGTGGAACGTGTCGGCAATCGCCGAGTAGCCCGCCGACACCCGAGCAACCGAGTTTGGTCCGTCAACATCATGGGCGAGACCATCAAGATCGGCGACCGCCCCATCGAACCGGGCGACGTCGTGCGGCTCAAGAGCGGCGGACTGCATAAGGTCGTCGTAGACGTCACGGATGGTATTGCCACGTGCGAGCGCGAAGTGGAGCGGTACAATCCGTTCAGCGGCGGCAAGTACGCAGCAACCGAGACCGAGAAGCACCCGACCGTCGCGCTGGAGCGCGTCAAGTGAAGAGCCAAAGGAACCTCTACGCGCTTCGGGATGCGATTGAGGAAAGGCACGTTGCCCTCAAAGAGTCCATTGGCTCCGATGGTGAGGCCGAAGCCATCGTCGCACTTGGAGTCGCGCTGTCGGAGTTCTTCGACGCATTGGATTTCAAGGTAGCGGGCCCGGAGCACTCGAAGGAAATGGATCGACTCCTTTCTGTTGAGTACGACGGGGCTGGACTCTTTCCAGCTCCTGCTGCGATTTTCACTGTGACTCGCATCGTCCCGGAGTCCGTCAAGTGACGTCCCGCCTTATTAAGTTCGGCGCCACCATCGCCGGCATCAACGCCGAGGTGGAATCGCAGCGCTACGATTCCCCGTCGTACTGCCAGGCGACCAAGCCGCTCCTGACCGCTACGGACGCGATCCTGTTCCGTCAGCAACTCATGCACACGCTGCTGCTGCACCAGGCCGACGCGCACCTTCTCGGGGTGCTGCACGGCCTGGACCGCGGCGAGACGTTGGGCGCCATGGGGTGGCGGTGGGAAGGGGCGCGGGCATGAGCCGCACGATTCGCATCGACAAGTCTCCTGCCGCTGGCGTCACCGTAACGCTGACCGGTAGCGGCAAGAACGAGGCGACCGCTCTGCTTTGCTTGCGCGAGGCCATGGCGGAAGTGGACGCCATGAACCTGGCCGGTGAGTCGCGCCCCGAATCGGTGGCGGTGTTCGTCGACGGGATGTTCGTCAGCCTTTGCCGCGACCTGCGCATCGAGGATGTGTCGCCGATTCCTGACACGATCGTAGGGCGCGACGACTCGATGCCTCCCGTCGAAAGCGTCACGGTACATGGGTCGTTGGCACTCTCCGACGAGCACCGTGGGTACCTGCGCACGGTGATGCGTGAGAGGCGCATCGTCACGCTCGCCTGTCGCGAGGTGGGATGCAACGACACGCTGCAAGGCGAGTTCTTGCTACAGCGCCTCGTGAAAGACGCGGGCCGCGACTACTTCGAAGCTAAGAGCATCGGCGAGCGGAGTCCGTTCCTGTGACGACCCACATCAAAGGCCGCGTCTCGCGCGACGCAACCAACATGGATTGCGACGGCAAGGTGCCGACCGAGCACTACCGCGCCGCCAAGCGGAGCGAGCGGCAACGCGTCGCGCGCGAGATTGAGCGCTCCGTCGCGGAAGACACCTTCTACGGCGCGTGCGACCTTGGGACATGCGATGAGTGCTGACCGCAAAGGCTGGCTCTGTCCAGCATGCAACGGAGGCGTCGCGCCTGGTGTCGAGCGGTGCCCATGCGTGCCGCAGCAAGCCAAGACCGTCGGCGAGCAGATCGAGGAAGCGCTTCGCAAGGGCGGTCCCGTGATCGGACCGCTGCCATGCGTGCCGCACACTCCACACTGGTACCCACGGTGGCCCGGCGACGTGCCTCCGAACGGTGAGCGGTGGGACATCACGCGTGGCGAAACGACGGACCGCGTCGTCCCGATGCGTCGCCCGAGCGCAGTGATTGACCACTTCACGGTGATTGGCGATGCCTGACCCCTTCGCTGCCCTCTGGCACGCCCACCGCGCGCCACTCCTCACCACGGTCCGCGCCTCGTTTCCCGATACGCCTCGCGGCGACGTTGAGGCGGTGTGCCGCGACTTGTACCTGCAAGGCTACGAGCGCCCCGCCGACATGGCGGAAGCGCTCCTGTGGCTCGCTAGGGGGCGTCGCGGGGCGGTGCCGAGGGTGGCGGCTCCGTAGCGTCCGGCTCCGGTTCGCACTCTTGGATCGTGAACGTCACCCGGTGAACAGGCTGGTGCACCGTCACCGTCGCCCTGACGCCGTCTCCCGGTTTCCACGACGTCACGGTAACGTCGTCTACAGGGACGTGCCATAGATCGGCGATCTGGGCCTGGTACCAGTGCGAGAGCCAATCGGGCGCCCTCGTTTCTTGGCTCACTGCTGCGCCCCAAAGTTGAGCGGCTTGCTGGTCACGAACTGCTCGTGAACCGCCAACTCCCGCCCGTCTTGCAGACGGATCGACCCTGGCCCCTTGCCGTGACCACAGCAAGACGAGAGCGTGAGCACCCCGTGCCGGTTCAAGGCGTCAACCAACGGCGCGACACAGCGGTCAACCGGCTTCGTGACCCATCGTCCCTCGCCGGTGTGCGAGTGACTCGCCGGCAGGAACACGAGCAGCGGAACGGTGTCATTGTGGTCACACATCGCGACCCCGCAGTTCCAGCCAGAATTCACGCAGGAACGGGACCATCTCCACGCCCAGCGATTCGAAGTAGGCCTCGTCGTCTGGGTCAGACCTGGACAGTCCGAGCGCCTCTCGCCCGTTGAGGCGTGGCGCGTCTTCCTCATAACCTGACCTGATGCCGCCGATGAACAAGTCGCACAGCGCGATGAGGTCGGCGCGTCGATTCCGTTCCTTCACCGCCGCGCCCTCCGCTTCGCCTTGGCCCGATTCCTCGCGGCCCGCTCCTTTTCGTCGCTGACCGGGGCGCCGCCAGGCAGCAACGCGGACATCAGTCGCGCCCTGTCCCCTTCACGGTCCGCCAACTTCCCCGCCCGCCCGCGACTGGTCGCATAGAGCCGTCGCACTTCGGCCCGGTTCGGTCCGCTGCTGCGCCCACACTGGTGCTCGGCCCGGAACTCCGCCGTCACTGCGGCACGGTGCTCCGGCTCCGGATCGTACCGTAGCTGCCAGCCATTGACCAGCACGAAGGCGCCGTCGGCCCGTGCGAGACTTCGCGGTCCCTCCGGCTCCGGCACGGTCCACGTACGCGGTTCGTTTCGTTGAGTGTTCATCCCGCCACTGTAAGCCACGCCGCGCACCACCATAAGCAATGACGCTCCGCACCCCATACGGCCGCCGTAGCGCGACGGTCATTGCTGCGCCGAGCGGCACCACGTCGCTGGCCAAGCTCGCGCAGGAGCCTGGCGAGCCGACCGCGAAGTGGGTGGTGCTGGAGGATACGGGCGACCTGTACCGCTGGGTACCGCACGACACCTCGACGGCTGACGGCTTCAACGTCGTCAACCCCACGGGCGGCGGCACTGCGGGCCGGTTCATTCGGGTCGTGGCCAACCGCTTCGGTGCGGACCTGGGCGACGCGGACGCAACCATCACGGTGGCCGACGGCCTGGTGCGCGTGCTCCCGAGCGTTCCGCTCACGGACAATCGCTCCCTCACGCTCGGCACCGCTGGCGCCATCGCGGGCGACACGATCCGCATCGTGCGGAACGACACGGCCGCGTTCACCGTCACGGTCAAGAACGGGCTGGACGCCTCGACGATTGCCGTGCTGGACGCTGCAACCGAGCAGTGGATCGAGTGCAAGTACCGTAGCGCGGCGGTGGGCTGGATTCAGACCGGCGCCGGAGCGCTCCTCTAGACTTCATTGTCGGTCCCGCGGTGGACCATTGCGTGCGTGGGCGGCGTCTTTGGGCGCAGAGCTAATGCGCGACGCCGAGCAACCGACGCCAAACGGAAGCCCGCCCTCACGGGAGGGTGGATAGCGCTCCGGTCTCATCCGCACCTTTCCCATGGCTGCGCGGCGGCCATTCACTCGACGGCTCGGCGCAAGACGCTGAGCGCGAACACGAGCCGCACCATTCCGCGACGCAACGACGCGCCGCTGACCACGACCTCCCTACACCCGGAGAGCCGACAAGAATGAAACGATTCGTCCGTGTGCGGGCGGTTGATGGCATTGCTGTGCCCGACCCGCGCGAACCAGAGTACGGCCCGACGCATACCGGCCAGCGCCGATTCCTCGGGCGCACTGCGCTCGATTACGACGCGGTCCGCAAGCTCGCCAAGAGCGAGGGCGTGATGGTGCGCGAACTGTCGCTGTGCGAGCGCTTTCCGATCTCGGCCGAGCCGGTGCTGATCGAGCTGGACCACAGCGTCAAGAAGCTGATCGCGCGCGACGAACTTGAGCAACTCGGCGAGCCCGTGGCGGCCCGTACCGCTCAGAAGGCAGCGGCGCTCATGGGCGCAGCGAAGCAGGCCGGCAAGCTCTCTCAGAGCAACGTCGGGCCGAAGAAGGCCGATGCGGCTGGAGGGAATAGCTGATGGCTGGACTGACTGGGTTGGATCCGAGCGATCCGCTGCCCCGCGTCGCACGCGAGTTCGTATTCGCGGCCGGCGTCGGTGCGGGCATCTCCGACGAGCGCAAGGTCGTTCTGATCGGCAACCTGACGGCCGCCGGCACCGCAACGGCGGACGTCATCACGGACCCGATCGAAAGCGACGCGGACAGCAGGGCGCTGTTCGGCTCCCGGTCCGAAGCGCACGCCATGTTCCGTCGCTTCATGATGGTGGCGCAGGACGTCGAGATCCGCGCCATTCCGGTGGCCGAATCGGGCGGCACCGCGGCGGCGCTGAAGCTCGTCATCGCGGACGACAGCGATTCGGTCAGTGGCTGGCGAATCGACTTCCTCGGCGAGCGCATCTTCGTTCCGGTTGCGTCCGGCGACCAGGAGACGACCACCGCTACGGCCGTCGCCGATGCGATCAACAGCTACGATGGTGGGCAACTTCCCGTCACGGCGGTTGCCGCAATCGACGGTGGCGGGCCGGACTACAAGGTCGACGTCACATTCTCCCACAAGGGGACGCGCGGCACCCATGTCCTCAACGAGCTGACCGTTACGGCGCTCGGCGACAACGGCCAGACGATCACGAAGTCGACGCTCACGAGCGGCGCGACCGAGGACGATTGGACGAACGCAATCATCGAGCTGTCGAACCTCGACGACATCTACTACGTCGTCGCGGCCAAGACTGACGTGCAGGCGCCAACCGCGACTGACAACGGCCTCGGCGAGTTGCAGGTCGCAATCACCAATCAGGCCCTGCCGATCAACGGCAAGGACATGCGGCTCTTCTACGGAATGGTCGGCACCAGCGCAGAGAGCACCACGGTCCCGGTCGCCTCGCCAATGAACTCCGTGTACGCGCACGGCATTCAACTGGAGGACTGTCCGCTTCTTCCCGGACAGATCGCCGCGTACACGTGCGCAGCGGTCCGTGCGCAGGAGATCGCGCATCCCGGGGCGAACACGAATGGCATCGTCATGGCCGGCATTCCCGCGCCACTCGACGCTGCCGACTACCCGACGAGCACCGAGCAGAAGTCGCAGCTCAACAACGGCGTGACGCCGCTCGCGGTCGAGAAGGGCCGCGTCGTCATGAAGCGGTTCATCACGAATCGATCGATGAACGACGACGGCGACAACGACTATCGGGCGCGCGAGGGCCACATCGCGAGCGTGGCGCACTTCGTCTGGAACGAGGCGCGGCAGCGCTGGGCGCAGATTCGCCAGCCGTTCGCGGATTTCGATCCGACGGGCGACGTTCCGCCTCCTGCAAAGACCACCGTTCCCGCACTCGTTCGAGGCATGTGGGAAGGCCTGTTCGATTCGCTGTGCAGCAGCGCGCCGCTACAGGGCCGCTACCAGGGGCCCATTCTCGCGCCGTCTCGTCTCGCTGAGATGAAGGCGCGACTCAGCGTGCAATACGACGGAGCGGGCCGGTTCCCGACCGTCGTGACGCTGTTCGCTGTGCAGCACAACCTCGGCACCGACGTCTCCATTCAGGAAGCGTCGCCTCAGGTCTGACGGAGTAAGCCATGAGCCTGTACCCTAACATGGTCGTCTTCGCGGACGGCATCTTGCTCTTTCAGAACCAGACCGTCGAGGTCGAAGAGCCCAACAACGACGCCGACGTCGACACCATTCCGGGCGGTCGCACCGGCGTTGCTCCGGGTCCTGACGTGACGAACGTCAGCGTGACGAACGCTGTGCCGAAGGCCGGCGCGGAGTACGACTGGGAGAAGCGCAAACGAGAGCGCGCAACCGTGGAGCTGATGGTCCAACAGATCGGAAGCTCCAAGAAGATGAAGGGCACCTTCCTGGTGCGCTCCTTCTCGCAATCGTCCAGCGCCGGAGCGCCCGTGCTCCAGAACATCACGCTCTCCAGCCTCGGGTCACCAGCGCCGATCTTCGAGTGACGCATGCTGCTCCCCCCACCGTTCACGGTGCCGGCGGAGCGGCTCTTTCGCATCCTATGCCAAACGCCGCGGCCGTCGCTGCCGATTGACCTCTCGCGCCTCACGAGCGCGCCGCTGCAAGTCGTAGCGTTGCGCCCTGATGAGGAAGCGGAGGCATTCGACGCGGCGGACGCAGCGGGCGAATCACAGAAAGACGCGCGGCTCCTGGAGCTGTGCGTTCGCAGTCTCCAGTCCGGCAGAAGCAGGGTTTTCCGCTCCGCTGACGTTCTACAGACCAGCGTCGATGAAACCGACCTGGCGCACATCGTAGAGCGTTGGTGGGGCGGTTTCTGCGTTGTGAGCCCGTCGCGGCGCTACTGCGATTGGGACGCGTGGCGCGAATACCTGCGCTCCGGAGCCGAGCATCCCGCCGCATACTCGTTCGCTGAGCGCCTCGCGCTGAGCGTTGATGAGAGCGTGAAGCGCGGCATCCCGCGACCAGACCGCTTCTACGGCATGCCGCTCAATCGCCTGACTGATGGCCAGTGGCTTGCGTTCCGTGCCGCCCGTGCTGCCCTCGTTGAGAACAGAGAATGACCCACCTATCCGCAGTTGCCAAAGAGATCGAGACCCGTGGCAAGTGGTCCGCCAAGGTGGACGTCACGGACTTCCTCGATCACTCGGGTCAGCCACTCCCGCGCATCGAGTTCCGCATCCTCAAGTCGCGCGAGGCTGGCGAGGCGGCCATTGCGGCGCACGCCCAAGCGTCCCGCGACTCCGTGCGGCGTCGCGCTGAGCGTGGGTTCGACACTCTCATCCAGGACCCGGACTTCCTCAACGACATCAAAAACGTCGAGGCGCTGTGGCGCGCATGTCGCGACGCGGACGATCCGTCCCTCCCCGCATTCCCATCGCCCGAGTGGATGCTGGACAACCTCGACACGGACCAGATCGTCGCGCTCATTCGCATCTACGGCGATTGCCGGAAGACGAAGGCCGGTATCCCGCGCGCGCTCAGTCGCGACTTCCTCGATAGCGTGCGTTTCGTCATTGCGACCAGCGATGAGATCGTGCCCGAGTCGCCACTGGCCAACATGGATCGCGACTACCTATCCACGTTCGTCGTCGCAATGGCGAAGGCGTGGCACGACGATCGGGTGCTGCTCACCAAAGAGACGGAGCGGCTTGAGGCGCGCGTGAAGGAACTGGAGGCGCAGTGTACAGCGTCTCAGTGAAGTCGGACGCGGCCAGCAAGGCGCGGCTCGCCCGGCGCGAACTGAGCCGGCTGTGGCGCACCATGGAGGACGTTGCGGAAGGTGGCGCCGAGGAGCTTCGCGCGACGGACCCGTACACGGACCGCACCGGCGACCTGCGCAAGAACACCGCCGCGATTGTCGCGCAGGCAGGCGCAGAGATCGTCGTCTCGCTTGAGATGGGCATGCACTACGCCAGCTACGTCAACGCGCTCGGCTACTCCAACTTCGATCAGGTGACCGACCAGACGAAGATGGCCATGCGTCACGCCATTGCCGCGCTGAAGCGGCGCATCACCCAATGAGCGACGAGCGCTTCGTATTCACCGCCTCGGGACACGAGGACGTCATCAAGGCGTACGAGTCAATCTCGCAGGCGGCGTCCAAGGCCGGCATGGGCGCGAAGCGCTCGGCCGCGGGCCAAGCCTCCGAGGCGAAGCGCTCCGCTCGCGCCGTAGTAAACGCCGAGGAGCGCTCCCAGGCGCAGCGCATCCGAGCGCTCGACCGCGCCGAGCAGCAGCGCAAGCGCCGCATCGAGCGTGGGGCGCAGAGCGAGATTCGATCCTTGGAGCGCAAGTTGGAGCGCGAGGCCGCGCTTGAGAAGCGGTCCGCCGAGAAGGTGCAGCGCCAGAAGCTCGCCATCATCCGCTCCGGCGCGCGCGCGGCGGTGCGCCACGAGCAGGCCGCGGCGAAGCGGCTTGAGGAGGCGCGGGCCGGCAGGCGCTCTGCGTTCCGGTCCGCTGGGGGCCGGCTGATTGGTGGCGTTGCAGGGGCTCTAGGAGGGCTCGCACTGGCCGGGGCCGGGACTGCGGCGTACATGACCGGCCGGGCCCTCTCGCAGGGCAGCGCGCTCCAGGAACAGGCACTCCGCCTTTCGATCCAGGGCGGCGGTGGAGCGGAAGGCGCCACGGCGCTCCGTAAGCGATTCCAGCAGACCGCAATGGATGTCCGCGGCGTATCGGCTGAGGACGTTGCGGGCGGCGTCTCGGCGTTCGTGACCAAGACGGGCCGCGTCGACGTCGCGGACGACATGCAGCGCGTGTTCGCGGAAATCGCCATGGCGACCGGTGCGACCGCTACGGACATCGGCGACGCGGCGGCCGATCTCTTTGAGAAGTTCGACGTCCAGTCGATGGAAGAGATGAACAAGGCTTTGGCTACGTTGGCCGTACAGGGCAAACGTGGCGCCTTTGAGCTAAAAGACGCGGCAACTCAATTGCCCAAGCTAGCCGCAGCCGCACAACGCTTCGGCATCGGCAAGGGCGCCGAGTCGGTCGCGGTCCTCGGCGGACTGACGCAGATCGCACGGTCGGCCACTGGCTCACCGGAGCAGGCCGCGTCGGCGCTCGAAGCAACGTTCCGCCAGCTATCCGCCAAGGCCGTCGACCTCAACAAGTTCGGCGTGAAGCTCTCTGGCCCGGACGGACAGAAGCGCGACATCCGCGACATCCTCGCAGAGACGATCGCGAACGTCACGGACAAGGGTGCGCTGCAGAAGGGCCTGTCCGGCACAGACGCGAAGATGGTTGGCCTCCAGAAGGTTTTTGGCGAGGAGGGCATCAGAGCAATTTCGCCCATGATCGCGCGCTTCAATGAGGCAGTAGCCAACGGCGAGGACGGCATGAAGGCGCTGCACGACATGATGAACGGCGCCATTGATGCGGGCGACGCAGAGTCCGAGATGCGCCGCGACCTGGCGAGCGCACAGACGGCAGCGAGCGCGCAACTCACGTTCGCTTGGGAGACGTTCAAGTCCACGGTGAGCGATTCGCTGCTGCCGGTCGTCGGGGAACTGGCTGGCAAGTTTGGAGATTGGGTGGCGAGCGCCGACTTCGAGGGAGTCTCCGAGATGCTTCGCATGCTCGGCTCGGCAACGCGCGACGCGGTTTCTGCTCTTGAGTCAATGGGCATTCTGCGCAAGAAGGTCCCAACTGGCACCGAATCGATCACTGACGCCAACTCGGCTCGGGAAGCAAAGCTCGCAGCCGAGACGGAGATCGCGCAGATCCAATACGACGCCACGTACAAGCGCGGCACTCGCGTTCAGGACGGGATGCGCTTCGATCCGGAGAACCCAACCGGCGCCATGATTCCGAACTACGTCATGATGGCGGACGAATACACGCCGGAGGAGCAGGCGCGCATTGATGAACTCACGGGCGTTTCCTCCTACGCGGACAGCGTCATTGAGGCCAATGGCAGGCGCACCGCACTGGCCGACGAGATCGCTGGCGCCACCAAGGACGAGCAGTACAGCGACAACGTTCTGCTGAACAACCCGATCGCAGATCTGATTGCCCGCGCCGCTGGCCTAGAGAATGGCATCAGCACCAACACGGGCCGTAAGATCATCGACCAGGACTACGCGGCCGATGTGCACGGCGTCGACATCAACTCGAAGCTGGCCGAGTTGGCGTCTCTGGACGCGTCTGCCAAAGAGCTGAACGCGGACTTCCGATCCGTAGCGGCCGGCGCCAAGGCGGCGAACGACGAGCTGGCGAAGATCAAGGCGCCGCCCGGCGGCAACTCCGTGGTGCAGCCCTAATCGACTGCCCACCAGACGATCAGCGCCACCAGAAACGTGATGGGCGCAGCGAACGGTAGCGGCACGAACAGCAACGCCACGATCGTGAGACCGAATACACCGAGCAGCGACAGCCCACGCTTCCGGGTTAGCGCTCGTGGGTCAACCGGCTTAGGCGCGTCGGCGCCCAGGTCTGCGAACGCCTGCCAGTCGTAGAGCGGCCGCGACTCTCCGGTGCGCACCAGCATGGCCCGCGCATCGGTGGCCATGGGCGACGCCTCCAGTTGCGAGCGCAGCGCCTCGGTCGAGATCGGTCCGACGCTGCCGTGCCTCGTGACCACCATCCACTCGTCGCCTTGCATGGCGACCAGGCTACTACACCATGAGCGAGTTCGGCGAGTACAACGCGATTGCGGCTCTGCCGGAGCTTGTCGTCACGGATCCGAACAAGGGCGACCTTCCGCCATGCGGCGTCGAGGAAGTCTCGTTCAAGTTCCAGCACAGCCAGGCCGAGAAGCCGATCCCGTACATCGACGACGCGCTTCACGAGTGGACAGGGCGCGACCCGATCGAGATCACGACGAAGCTCCACTTCAACAACAAGGTGGCTCCAGGGTCGTTCCCCGACGGCTGGAACACGTGGCGCGAGGCGCTCTTTGACGGCGGCGTCAAGGAGATGGTCCACCCCATTCTCGGCACGCTGAACGTTGTCGTCATGGGCGGCGACGTGCAGGTCGTCTCGCAGTACCGGGCCGGCGTGGTCGTCAACGTCACGTGGCGCACCACTATCCTCGATCCAGAGCTGGCGCAAGAGTTCTCGCCGCTATCGCTCACGCTTGAGGAGGCGGCCGTGGCAGCCGATGCGGCAATGGCCAACGCCGGACTGTTCTTCCCGTCCGGTTACGTTGCGACGAGCCTGAGTGAGTTGCTCGGGCAGATCAACTCGGTAGCGTTTCTGGTCGAACTGCAAGTGCTCGGTCTCATCGGCGAGGTCCAGGGCATCATCGATCAGGTGCACGACATCGCGACCACCGACCCGACGCTCATCGCGAACCACGCGACGATCGAGGTCAAGGATGCGCTGATGACGTTGTGGGCCACGACGGAGGCGATCAAAGAGCGCGCCACGTTCCTCGCCCGTAAGACCAAGTCGGTTCTCACCACGGCGCCCACGACGCTTGACGCATTCGCGCGCGACAACGGCAACACGCTCGCCGAGGTGATCGGGCTCAACGTTGGCGCGTTGGCGACTCCAGTTGTTCCGGCTGGCGTTATGCTGAAGGCATTCGCGTGAGCGAGAAGAACCGAGCAACCGTAGAGCTTCGCTTCGCGGACCGCGACCCCATCACCGTATGGGATAGCGTCACGCTGCGGCAGAACTACATCCAGCCTGTCGACGATCTCCAGTTCGTAGTCAGCAACCCAAACGTTGCCAAGCGCGACAGCTACCTCTCGCGCCTCCAGAAGGGCGAGCGCGTCACGCTCTGGATCAATGGGAGCCAGCAAGCCACCGCCGAGGTGACGAGCGTACAGGGTAGCATCTCGCGCCGCAACGGGTGGACGCTGCAGGTCACGTGCAAGACGCTCCTGCACGCAGCGGTCGAGGGCGCCGTCGATCCATTCTACGGCAAGAACTTGGACGTCGACACGCCGCTTGAAAGCGTGGTGCTCGACGTGCTGCGCCCCTACGGCTTCGATTCGCTAGAGACCGACACTGCCGCAGACGTTGCGGCCATCAGCGGGAAAAGCCTCTCTGGTCGCGCCGATCCAGTCGTTCTCTCTGACGTCAAGCTAAAGGACTTCAAGGCGCCTCATGGTGGCAACGCGAGCGCCTACCAGTACGCTGCGGCGCTGTTCAGTCGGTTCGGTCTCGCGCTGCGTACCGACAGACGCGGGCGGCTAATCCTCGGTCAGCCAGACTTTGACCAGGCCGCGGCCTACACGGTGGAGCAGGTTCGTGGCGTGTACGCCGGCGATCCGATGACTGGAGACATCTCGTGGTCTGACACGAACGATGGCCAATTCTCTCATTACGTCGTTGTAGGAAAGGCACCGAAAGGAGCCAAGGCTACCAGCGCATCGCCTCCTGTCTCTGGCGTCATCATCCCCGACTACACGCTCGACGCAGACCTTCCGTTCGGCAAGGACAAGTTCGAGGCGCTGAAGCCGGGCCGCCATCTCTATCGCTCGCGCTTCTCTCCGTACAAGCCGCACATGATGCGCGACGACAAGTGCCGCGACGTCGATCGGTGCGTCTCGTGGGCGCGGATGGTTGCGATGCAGCGCGCCGCCTCCGGCTTCCAGGTGAAGTGCACGGTCGACGGGCTCGTTAGCAAGACGAAACACATCTGGACGATCGACACCGTGGGCCGCGTCGTCGTGAACGACATCGCGATCGATGAGCGCATGTGGCTTCTAGAAACCACCAAGCACGCCAAGCGGCAGGGCGGACAGCACACCGAGCTGACGTGGGTTCCGCTTAACTCCCTGGACCTACGTAGCGCGTAACCATGGCCGTCCTCCCAACACACTCGGACTTCCGCGAGCGGTTCGCGCTCCGTATCGCAAACACGCAGAGCGTGAACATCGCGGACGGTGCCGACAATCAGATCATCCGCCTCGCCACCGACTGGGACACGCTTGGTATCGAGGTTGGGATGCGCGCCGTCATCAGCGGCTCAGCATCGAACGATGCCATCCTGCTCACGGTCGTATCGTTCGACGACGAGACGCTCGTTGTCGACACGGACCTCACGAGCGAATCGGCCGTCACCGTCACGATCACCTTCTGGCGCGAGGATCCGGACGGACAGCCGGAGTACCCCGGCGCAACGTCATCCACGAACCTCGTCAGAGCGAACAGCTTCGACGGCGGGCTCACCGGATCGACAACCACGTTCGAGGGCGTACCGGTCACTATCACGGCCAACAGCGAGGCCGCAGACGGAACGCCAGGCAGCGACGAGTACGACTGGTATCTGTCGCAGCGCACCGACGAAGGCGCGAGCCAATACTTCGCTCTCGCTCAGAAACCAGACGAGGCCGGCGACACGTTCAGCGGCACGGTGATCCTGTCTCACACAGCGCTGGCCACCTCGGTCTTCGGCGTGGCGGCAAACACCATCACCGTCGAAGCGTTCTTCCGGCTGCTCACCAATGTGCACCTCTACTGTCGTCGCCAGAGCGACGGGGCCATCCAATGGGCTCCGTTGCTTGAGACGATGATGCCCTCCTGATGGCTCGCGAATACACCATTGCCGACGTGGTCGGCATCGACGTGCAGCCGAACGGCGCCGTGACGCTCCGTGTGGGCGATGCGTTTCGCGAGAAGGGGTTCTCGGCGAATGCGCCCATGTTCGGACTGGCGAACGTCGTAAGCGTTCCGCTCCTGCCGGAAGGTGGCGAGGCGGCGCAGGTTCTTTGCGCCGAGGACGACGACCAGCGGGTACCATTCGCCGCGCAAGACAACCGCATTGCAGCGCAGGCTGGCACGCTGAAGCCAGGCGACACTGCGATCTTTACGGACGGCGAAGCTAAACTGCTCGTCAAGCGCGACACCGATCAGGTCATCGCGTACACGAAGGGTGCCGCGTCTGGCGACAGTCAGATGATCATCAACGACGGCGAGAATGATCAGATCGTCCTCACCGTCGGTGCCACCTTCATCAGCATCGGCCGCGAGGAGATTGTGCTGGCCGTCAATGGCGGAGCTTCAATCACGCTCAACAAGCAATCGATTGCGATGCTCACGAATGCCATTCAGGCCGTGGCGGCGTCGGTGCAGCTTGGCGACATGGGCGGTGGCGTACCGGTTCCGCCCACTCCGGCCACTGCGGTGGCGATTGCTCCTGGCGGTCCGGTCAACGTCGTTTCGTCGAAGGTGTTCGCGGCCCCGTGAGTCTCTGTCAGATCCCAGCGTTCAGCATTCCGCTGCCGACGCTGGCCATCCCGGGATTCTCCCTCCCGTCCCCGCCGTCGCTGCCCTCGCTGGACCTTCCGGGCTTCTCGATCCCGGCCTTCACGATTCCGCTCCCAACCCTCGCGATCCCAGCATTCGCGCTTCCGTCCCTGCCCTCACTTCCTTCGCTTGACTTGCCAGGTTTCTCGATCCCGACCTTCACGATTCCACTGCCCGCCTTTTCGATTCCAGGCTTCTCGCTTCCGCCCTTCCCTTCCCTCTCCTGTCCTCTCGATCCCTGACTCCACCATGGCAATGACCGAAGGCACCGTAACGGTGAACTCCGCCGGCACCGTCACGAAGAGCGGCGCCGCTGGCGAGCTGTACGACGCGTTCATTGCGCGCTACCAGGCGGACGGTAACACCATCCCGTCAGGCGAGCACGGCACCGCGATCAAGAAAGCGTTCGCGAGCATTGCTGGCCCCATCGCTACGCTCGTCGGCTACATCCAGTCCAACGGCGCGGCCCGCATCGCTGACGTTGACGCAATGGTAAACGCGGGCGGCACCGACGTGGACCTCCCAATCGTCTAATGGCCTTCGCGCGCGGACCATACGCCGAGCAGGCGACCCTGCCGTCTCCTGCCACGACGAAGCTCGTCGGCAGCGAGTCGGTGAACTTCGGCACGGGCCGGTACGAGCTGGACAGCGACGGCAACAACCTGCCGATGCGCGAGACGGCGCAACGCGTCCAAACGCTCCTATCGTTCGCCATCTACGAGCCGACCGGCTTCCTCGATACGCGCAGCCTCAACCGGCTCAAGCAACGTGGTCAAGAGGCGCTCGCCGAGTTGGTCAATGAGGGAACGATCCGAAACGTTCGGATCCTCGTCAATCCGGTAGGCGCCGGACGGAGCCGCGTTGAGGCGAAGTACTACGACGTGCTGCGAAGCACCGACGTGTCGCTCACCGTCTCCGGTCCGAAGTGGAGCGACGTGTCGTGGACTGCCGCGGCGCCAACCGCAGACGGAACGCTCACCCTCACGTCGTGGCTCACGCACGAATGCGCCACGGCGCAGACCAGCGCGCAGACGTCGGCCAGCTCCGTCGAGACCGGGTTCGCAGCGAATGCTGCGCGCGGGTTCTCGCGCGACGGTGTGGCGTGGGGGCTGCTGAACGAGGTGGACGCGACGAACCTTTCGCAACCGGCGCCCGTTGAGGACTGGACACAGTTCGGCGGATTCCCGCTAACGTTCAATGCTGCGACCACCCCCGCGGGCACAACCGAGGGCTGCGAGGCTGAGGACGACAGCGCGTCGGCTGAGTCGCAGGTCTCGATCGTTGGATCGATCGAAGGGTCGTGGAACGTGTCTGGGTGGGCGCAAAAGCTCGGTGCCACGGGGACATCGCAATTCCTGCTGCGCGATCAGTTGGCGGGCGTCAACCACGCGACCGTTTCGTTCTCCTCCGAAGACGACGATTGGACCTATCGGAACGCTACCGCATCGATTGCATCGGCCACGAGCGCGGGGACTACGGCGAGCGACGGAACCTTCGTACGCATCACACCAAGGTCATCTGGTGCTGACACTGGATCGTGTCGCTATTGGGGCATGCAGCTTGAAGCGCGCAGCTACCCAACAAGCTTCATCGGCGCCGACAACGCCACGTTCACCCGCGCGGCCAGCTACACCAAAGCGCTCGCATCGGCCGTAGCACCAAGCGGCTGGTTCGACCTGACCGTCACGTACGCCCCGCTCTATGCGTACGACGAGGTCACGGGGGAGCACGACGTCATCCACATCGACGCGGACAATCGCGTCTATTACGACGGCTCGGACGATAGCTATCACTTCGTGCTGCACGGCACCGAGGTCGCAGCGGCTGGCGCCGTCACGTTCAGCCGCGACCAGGCGCTCACCGTGCGGGCGCGCCACCTCCCGACCGGCGTCACCCTCACGGTAAGCGGCGCGACGACTGGCGACGGTAGCGACACGAGTGCCGATGAGCCGCGGGTCGCTCCGGCGAAGTTCGTCCACATCCTCGGCGGTGCGAGCGGTGCGCAAGAAGGCGCGGCGCTTCAATCGATCGTCTCCACGGCATCCTGATGGCTACAGAATTCGCAGTCACGGCAGAGCGCCTGCCGACCGTGGACGAGATCCGCGACCAGCTCCTGAACGACCTGCGCTATCGCTATGCGCGCCAGGGCGTCACGGTCAACGTCAAGCGCGGGTCGGCGCACTACAAGCGGTGCGAGGCGCTGGCGAACCGCATCAGCCTGGCACTGGCGAACGGTCAGCTACGGCTGCGCGATATCGATCCGTACAAGGCGACCGGCGACGCGCTGATCAAGCTCGCGCGGTTCTTCGGCGTGACGGGTCGTGAGGCGTCGAAGGCGTCCGGGTTCGTCACCGTTACGCTGGAGACCGGTGCGGACGGCTCCGTCTCGATTCCGATCGGCTACAAGGCAACGTCGCCGGCAGGCATCACCTACCAGACGACCGCCGCGTACCCGACCGCTATCACCGGCGACACCGTTGCGGTTGAGTCAGTTGACGCTGGCGACGTCGACGCAGCGGCCGGCACGTTCCTCACCTGGGACAGCGCATCGGTCGCCAACCTCAAGCCGAAGTCAACCGTCGCGGCCGGCGGCATCGATGGCGGGCGCGAGGCGGACGACGAAGAGGAGTTGCGCGTCCGACTGCTGCGACGCCTCGGCTTTCCGGTAGGCGGCGGCAACTGGTCTTTCGTCGCGCAGACGGCCGAGGACGCATCGGCCAGCGTCGATCAGGCGTTCGTCTATCCGACCATGCGCGGCCCTTCGTCATACGACGTGGCCATCGTGGGCGACGCTGACGGCCTGGTGCTGAACGTTGCGACGCAGGCCATTGCCGCTGCGACGGTACGAGCTGCAATGCCCGGCAGCATTGACGAGGCACTGAACCTCACGAGCGTCGCGCTCGAGCCGCTGGATGCCGTGATCGACATGAGCACGCCGTATCCCGTCCTAGCGGGCGGCGCCGGTGGGGGCTGGACCGATTCGTCTCCGTGGCCATCCGATGCGGAGAACGGCGCCAACGTTTGGGCCGAGGTCACGGCGGTTGGTAGCAATTCACTCACGGTGAACAGCACCAGCGCGGACCCCCCAGCGGCGGGCAATCGCTTTGCGGTTTGGAACGCGGACGACGAGGCGCTCTACGAATTCTCCGCGGTGGGCGTCGGCGGTTCGTCCGGCGCCTACGTGATCACTGTCGACTCACAACAGTCCGCACTGCTCGGCAAGGTGGTGGTCGGCGCCCGCTGTAGCGCAATGGCCGAGAAACTCCAGGAATACGCCGACGCATTCGTGGCCTACGTGAAGACGCTCGGACCCGGAGAGAAGACGGCTGACGCGGACCTGTTGCGGTACGCCAGGCGAAAGCCAGCGCCCGACGTAGAGCGACCCTACGCGCTCACCACGACGGCGCTGTCCGCAATCAGCAATGCGCACGCCGAGGTGTTCGACGTCTCGTACGCGAGCCGTACCGCAACCGGCACCACCACCACGCAAACGACTCCTAGCGTTCCGGCCACGACGGCCGACGCGCCCAACATGATCACCATTCAGAATCTGAGCGTTAGGGCAAAGGTCTGACCCATGCAGCAACTCACACTAGCTGACCTCGGCGGCGCGTTCGTCGACGCCGTACCAGTCGCCGATCCGGAATCGGAGATGAGCGCCGACTACGGCAACCTGTTGCTGGAGTCCGTTGCGCAGGGCTCGCAAACGTCCTCGCATACGCGCGGCACGTTCATCTCGACCGCGACCGCTGCGCCAACCACCGTCGACGCCGCGAACGTCTCGCACCGCTCCCATTGGGGCAGCGCCGGAGCGACCAAGCCCGCAGTGTCGAAGACCGCGACCGGCCTCTACACGCTGACCTTCCCGGTCTCGTGGACGAATGGCCTCGACGCGACCGAGACCGTCTCGCTCTTCACCGGTCGCGTCACGCCGCGGTCTGGAGACGAGACGGACGACCTGTACGCCGAGGTGCTCACCATCTCGGCAAACGTCGTCACGGTCAAGGTCGAGTCGCCCAAGGCAACCCTGGCCGACGTCGGCGATAGCAGCACGGACCCGATCACGATCGATTGGGACTTCGCCTGACCGATGCGCTTCCCTGCTCGCTTCCCGTGGCGCTTCGGTGGCGCCGATACGATCGTCGACGTAGAGCACCAAGCGCTCCTAGACGCGCTGTCGCCGGGTTGGGACATCTCGGACGACACGGAGCTGTACGCCGAGGTCGGCACCGATGCGATGGCGGTCACGATCATCTGGCAGATCAACCGCCGCTTCGGCAATGCGCTGATCCCGCGGAAGATGACGGACCTGTTGGAGAGCTACGAGCGCGCCTGCAATCTGCGGCCGCGACGTAGCGATTCGCGACGGCGCCGACGGGACGCGCTGGCCTCGAAGCTGCGCGGATTGGCTGGCCACACCATCGCGGACATCGAGGCTGCGGCGGAGAACGCAGCGGGCAATGCCTTCGTGGCGCTCACCGTTCCGGCCGACGCGGACATCTTCTCGTGGTGGCCAGGCATCAACCCCGGTCCGCCTGGCTTCGAGTTCTCCAGCAACAGGGCGCAGATCGCCATCCAACTGAACGGCGGCGGCATGACGGACAGCGAATACCTCCGGACCGTGGCGTCCGTGGAGCGCGCGCTTGAAGTGGTGCGGCCCGCTTGGTTGCGGACCGTGGTTGGGCTAGGAACCGGACCGGGAACTTCGTTCGTCGTCAACCAGGGCATCGTTGGCTGGACGATCATCTAGCGCTCCGCCAAAGACCATCACGTCCGGCTCGATACCGCGGCTCATGTAACTCCTCACGGTAGCCTCCTTGACACCAAGGATTGCTGCCAGGTCGGCCACACTGATCGACACGCCATCCACCTCGACCATTCTCTCCTCAGTCTTGAGGTAGTCCGTGGCGTAGCCGAGCCCGTATCTTGGGATCGCGCCCGATATTGTGCGGAAGCTCACACCAAGTCTTTCGCCGGCCTCCTTCACCGTTTTGCTTGCGCGCAAAGCCGCAACATACCTGTCGGCCCGTTCTTTAACCCGCTCTGGACATGTAAAAGAGCAGGACTGAGTTTTGCCCTGCAACAGGGCACTTGAGGACTTCAGAACCTGCGCGCCACAGGCGCACTTACACTCCCACCCAACGGCCTTGCCTATACTCTCGCCCCGCTTCCTAACGGTCAGGAGTCCGACCACTAGTCCGGATAGATCGGCAGCCCGGTCGCGCGCGATGTCACCTGTAAGACAGCCGCACGACTGGCTGCGGCCGGAAACCAAGGTATGCCCAACGACTGACTTGAGCTTCCCACACTCGCACTTGCACAGCCATCTGTCGACCTCTTTGGGGTCTTTCGAAAGCACCACCCAGCGACCGAAGGTCTCCCCAGACAGCTCGATTGGCTGCTTACCTGGAGCGTAATCCGACGGAACGCCGAGGCCGTGTTTTCTCAACGCTGCCCCGATCGTACTTTCTCCTACCCCAAGACTCTCAGCCGCACCAGCTAACGAGCCGCATGCTCTGATGACTTCGGCAAATTCGTTTGCCCTCTGGAGCGTGTTACCTCGACACCCGCACGTTTTGGTATTCCCAGACGTCAACGACGCGGTCGCTGCTACGAAGCTGTTGCCGCAGTCGCAATCGCACACCCACTGAGTGGCGCCAGGTTTTCCGTTCTTGTTCGGAGCCCTGCTCCTGACAAGCAACATGCCGAACCGTTGCCCGATAATGTCCAGCTTCGGCACGCTCTCTTTCTGAAGACAACCGCACGACCTGTGTCGCCCACGGACTAGTGCGCCGCCATCCGCCCACACGTCCTTGTCGCTTCCGCACGAGCACCTGCACCTCCACGTGGTCTTTCCGTTCACGCATGACTTGTCAAGCGCTGTGAGACGACCGAACGTTTTGCCTGCGCAGTCGTGCTTCAGCGGTCTCCCGCGCGCAGTCATGCCAGCACCGCTCCAACTACGCGGTCAACCCACTGAGGCGGAGCGCCGCGCCTAATAGCAACCTCGCGAATGGTGCGAAGCTTCTCGTCGCGCTCCTCGGGCGTCCACTTCACAAGTCTGCCATTCACCTCCAACGGCTTCGGCTCCGGAAACTCGTGCCCACACTCTGGGCACGTGAGGCACCCGGCCGGTATGGCGCGCTCGCACGCCGGACAGTCCTTCATGACCGGCTCGCCTTTGCGGCGCTTCTTCAGCCCAGCGTCAAGCGACCACTTGCGCCATGGCTCGACCCACGGAAAGCCGTGCCGGTGAACGTTGCCAGCGTGGTCGAGAATGATGGGCCGCTGCTTCCCGTATGGCCGCAGGAAGCGCCCAATCATCTGGTCCCACAGCGCGACGCTCAGCGTCGGACGCGCGCAGATGCAGACCATGGCGGACGGCATGTCCCAGCCCTCGGTCAGGATCTCGCAGTTGACGAGGATGCGGACCTTCCCCGACTTGAAGTCAGCGAGGATGCGATTGCGGTCTGGCAGCGGCGTCTCGCTGCTGAGCATCTCGGCATCGTAGCCGGCCCCCCGGAAGTGCTCGCAGATGATGCTTGCGTGGGCGATGTCCACCGCGTACACGACGGCTCGCTTCCCCTGTCCGTAGTCGCCGTAGTGACGGACATAGCTCTTCACGAGCGGCTTGCGGCGCACCTTGCGTGACAGTTCTTCGCGGGCGTAGTCGCCGCTCTTGCCGCGCTTCATGCCGCGCAACTCTTCTTCGATCATCTCACGATCGATCGAGTAGATGTCCCGCGGCTCCGCGAGCACACCTCGATCGAACAGCTCGCGATGCTGGTGGTCACCAACGACCGCCTGAAAGACGCGCCCGAGGCCCTTGCCGTCCAGCCGATATGGCGTCGCGGTGAGACCCAGGATGCGAGCCTTCGGGTAGCGGCCGAGGATGCGCATCCACTGCGGCGAGCATGCGTGGTGCGCCTCGTCTGGGATGACCAACGTTCCCGGCGGGAAGGTGATCCCGCGACGCCTCCAACTGTCCAACGTGTGTACGCTGGCGATGTAGACAGAGGCCTCCGGGTCGAACTCGTCTCCGTTCGCCATGATGATGTCGATGTCATCGTCGAGGATGCCGACCTTCATCATCTGAGCGCGCGCCTGCCGAACCTGCTCGCGACGATTCGCGAGGAACAGAACGCGCCCGCCCGCGTCCAGTTCGCCCTTGACGATCTGCGCCGCTACGACCGTCTTCCCGCCGCCGGTTGGCAGCACGTACAGCACCGAGCGCACGTCATCCCACGCAGACCAGATAGCCTCCCGGTCCGCGGCCTGAAAACCGTAGTCCTTACCCACGCGTTCACCTCCTCGCTGTCCGAAGTTCCCACACAACGGGCAGCGTACTGAACCTAAACACACCTCATAAGCGAGTCAACCGATGACCATTCCAGCGTGGCCGGGCACCTTCACAGACGGTGTGTCGACGATTCCGGCAACCTTCATCTCGTGGCTGAAGACCAACCTCGTGAAGGCCGGCGACTTCGTCAACGGTGGCAACTATTCCCCCAGCTCCCAGATTGTGGTGAGCGGCGCAGGAATTTCCTCGGACAACATCGGCACCAGCACGGTCACCGGCGATCTGACGGTGAACGGCGCGGTCGATTGCGACACGACGCTGAACGTCGATGGCGCCACGACGCTTGTCGGGGCAACGACCGCTGCAGCCATCACGGCGAGCGGACTGGTCACGCTAACCGGCAAGACGCTTCTCAGCGGCACCGGTGCTGGCATTCGGTATCGGGTTGACGCAAGCGAGGTTGCGGACGCTGACGCGACGATCGACGTCGACTTTGATGTCTACATCTCGGCCGCGGTGCCCACGTCCCAGAGAACTATCACGCTGCGGCACTCAACCTCGCCGGTTCCAGTGGCCGGCGAGCGCATTCGCGTCGTCAACACGAGGACCAGCGGAGCCGCAAACTGGATCTTCCAGCGCGAGGACGCAACCGAACTGGCCAAGCTGACCACAACCGTGAACGCTGGCCGAGGATCGCTGGAGTTCGTGTACGACGGAACGAAGTGGTGGGCTTCTGGTGGTGGCGGTGACGGCGTGATCAGCAACCACAGCTAGTCATCACACTCGGCCGGTCCCGGGCATGCGTGGCACGCAAGCTCACCGTTGCCGGTCGCATCGAGGCACACGGCGCAACCGACCGGCCCGCAGTCTTCGTTGACCTCGCAGTCGGTCGGCATCGGGCCGCACGCGAGGTCGCCACCGGTCCCGCCCTCTCCGCCGCTTCCACCCTCGGCCAGTTCGCCACCTTGCCCACCGGCACCATCAGCCGGCTCCGGCACGTCGCCACCACTGCCGCACCCCAGCGCGACCAGCGTCACGGCCAACCCTGCCCAGACTCGTCCCAGCATGGGACCCAACGTAACGCCGATTTCCTCGCGCCGCAAGGCCACTCTGACGCGCCGTGACCCTACTCGCCACGCCAACCTACCCCGTCGCCGGCCAGGCCGTCACGGTGACGTCTGACGCGTCTGCCGTGCTCGTCACGGACTACGCCATCGAGGTCACGAGCGTACCGCCCCGGTCCGTGCTGTCCACCGGTCTCGCTCTGGTGCCGACGGACCACACCGTCGCGCAGGTGTCCGACCCGGTCCGGGCCGCTGAGCTGGGCATCCTGGCGGACTCGTTCGCCCCGGACGTCCCCGGCGCGTACGGCGTCACGGTGTACCTGATCCGCGAGGCGCCCAACCGCGCCTTCGAGATCGTGCGCAGCATCGCCGCGACCGACAGCGGAACCATCCAGGTAGGCGTGGAGATGACCCTGCCGATCCGTGCCGGCGCGTTCGGCGGAGCGGACCTCAGCATCACGGTGGCGGACGCCACGATCCGGGCCGCCGCGCTGGCTGACCACCTGAACGAAGCGTCCCGCGTCGCAGCGCTCCAGACCGACGTGACCGACGCGCTTACTGCGATGGTTGGCGCCACGGTCGCGACTGCATGCGGCGTCTTCCTGACGCGCGTCACGGACCTTCGCGACGAGGTGGAGGACCACCTGGCCGGAACGTCGTGGCACGCGGTGGCCGACACCGATAACGTCGTGAGCCGGTACGCTCCGCGCAGTGTGGCGGACGGCATCGTGGCGCTCAATCAGTTGCGTGACGTGCTGGTCGACCACCTCGTGGCGCTCAGCACCGGAACGCGCTGGCACACCAACGACGACACCGAGAACGCCGTCGTGGTCTCGCCCGCAACGGACCTGGCCGGCGCGCAAGTGCTGCTCAGTGACTTGCGGGAGCGCGCCTATGAGCGACACCGCATCATTGGTAGCGGCGATGCGCAGCCGGTCCACACCAACGCGGGCGGCGACACGACGAACACGCTCTCGGCCCCGACGCTACTGGACGACGTGATTGTCGCGTACCTTGACGCATTGGTGGATACGGCGCCGACCGCTCCGACCGGTGAAGTGCCGGGACAGGCCACCGCGGAAGCTGCGGGCTTTCGCGTCGCGTGACGGCTTTATCCGTCATTCGAATTACGAATACAGACTAGCCGGCCCGCTGCGTCGCTACACCCAACGGTGCGGCGCGGCCGGTTTCTTTCTACCCGATGCGAGGCAGCCTTGGTGGCGCCGTTTGCTTTGGAACTGTTTGGTACCACTTTGGAACCGTTTGGAACCTACCCTTGATCTACGCAATCTATGCCGCCGCGTGGCTGACCGTGACGTACCTCGACGTGCGTGACGCGCTGGTGCGATTGGGGGCGCGGTAATGCCTAGCATGATGGGTCGGGCCGTTGCGGTTGGGGCGAGGCGAACGAGCGGCGCTGCGGCGTGGACGCCAACCGACCTCGGCGAGGACGTCATTCTCTGGATGCCCCGCGACCCGGCGTCGATCACCGTCACGGGCGCGGGCGTCTCGGAATGGCTCGACGCGAGCGCCTCCGCGACGGCGTGGACGAAGGACGTTGACGCGGCTCGCCCGCTGTACACCCTCAACGATCCCGACTTCGGCGAGCGCCATTCGCTGAGTCTCAACGGCACGTCGCAATTCCTTTCGCTTGCCACCCCGGGCTCATTGTCCGACGCGTCGCAGTCGCACGCCTGCTATGTGCTCATCAAGGCCGACACGACGACGGCGAGCCTGCGCACCTTGATCGACACGAGTAGCAATGGCGGGGCCGGCGGCGACATTCGCGTTGGCTTCTACTGGACCGCCACGAGCAACGGTGGGCGCCATGGCGTCTGGACCGGCGGCCTTGCGAATGACGTTCTCGACTCGGTGCCCGACACGGCCGCGCAGGTTCTTGGCTGGGAGGTCGACGCCGCGGGGTCGACGATCACCATCTACGAAGACGGAGTCGCAATAGACACCGCGGCATACGGAACGCAGCGAGCTACCAACTCGGACAACTCCGGTGCCATCGGCGCGGCGTTCAACGGGACGCAGCTATTCGACGGAAAGATCGGAGAGATCGTGCGCCTCAATCGCGTGCTCACCGCAGATGAGCGGACGGCCCTTGTGACCTACCTCGGCGCCGGTGTTATCTAATGCCCGCTCGAATCACAGACGCTCGCGGCCGTTCACTCGGCATCGTGAGCGACCGCTCGTCAACCGCGTTCGAGTTGGGCGAGGTTGGCGAGATCGTTGCTTGGGCGGCAGCGCGTGGTATTCCCCGCGTGGTGCTTCCAGCTGGTCGCTTCGAGGGCGACGAGCCGATCACGTGGTCTGGCACATCTGGCATCACGATCGAGGGCGCGAACGACGCAGACTTCCCAGGGGTCGAGGCTGACGTCGGTCAGACGCGTATCATCCAGACCGACCCCACGCAGCCCGCGATTGTGCTCGACGGCATCCGCGGCGTGACGCTGAAGGGTCTCGACATCGAGGGCCAGGGCGTCGACGCCAACACGATCGGCGCGGCCGGCTCAGCTCTTGTGACGCAAGAGTGGGTTCCCGCTGGTGTCACGCGCGACCATTCGGGCGTAGTAGTGAAAGGCGGCTCGTCCTTCCCGCGCGTTGTCGGGTGCTCGGTACGGAAGTTCTACTACCCAATCGACATCGGTCCGACTGGCACGAGCAACGACGCCGAGGGCATCGTGCGCGACTGCCACCTTTCCGGCGGACTCGCTGGCGTCACGATGGGCCACACGCAGACGAAGGCATGGACGTTTGACAACGTGCATATGATCGGATTGCGCGACGGCTTCGTGAGCCACGATATCAACGCGGACTGGGGCGCGGACGTTAACATCATCGGAGGGTCGATGCACTTCGTCCACCGTGCTTTCGATGTCGCGCTGCGCTCGCAGGGGATCAACTGCACGGGCATGTTCTTCGAATCCGTGAACGCGCTGGGTATCTTCGGCCAGGGAGCCAACACTGGCATGTGTTCGGCCGACTTCACCGGCATCTCGTTCAATGGCTGGGAGACAGACGCCGAGGACATCGCAAACCACCTCGCAGCGTGGGGCAACGTCAATTTCCACGGTGGCACGCTCATCTGGCATCGCAACCCGTCGACCGGATCGCGCATGCGCATCGGCACCAACAACCGCGCCGCGGTGAACTTCTTCGGCACGTCATTCTCGGACGAGCGGAAGACCGGATCGGCTGACGCTCCGCCCGTCGATAACAGCGCGCTCGGCGCGGTCGGCGAGGTCAACTACTTCAAGGTCAACTACCGCGACCAAGACAGCGCCACCGGCCGCACCATCTACAGTTCGTGACCCGCACCATGAAACACCTCCCCATCCTCGCAGCCCTCCTCGCCATCACGATCCTCGCCGCATGCTCCGGTGGCGCAGCGCTCCCGCCCTTCGCCGCCGCGTTCCTCGACGGACTCGCGCCGCTGCTTCTCGATCTGCTCCTCGCCGCAATGGCCTGCGCCGTTGCGTATGCGGCCACGTGGCTTCGCGCCAAGACGGGCAGCGCCTACGTGGAGAGCGCTACGCTCCGTCTCGGCGAGGCAGCGGAACATGCCGTGCGCGGCGCAGCGCAGCGTTTCGGCACCGAGTGGGAGCGCATCCTCGAGGACGGCGTGATCGACACCGACGAGCTGCGCGAGCTTTCCGAGATGGCACAGGACGAGGTGCGCGGCTACCTCGGGGAACGCGGCATTGCGGAACTGGAGCGCGTGCTCGGCCCAGATGCGCTCGACGCCATGGTGCGGACGAAGGTCGAGAGCTGGATCGCGAAGCTGCGTGAGAGCGGCGCGTTCGTGGAGATCGAATCGTGAAGCGCCTTCTCGTTGCGCTCCTGCTCGTTGCGGCCTGCGCCCTCCCGAACCCTGACGACATCGACCTGTCCGGCTGCCTGCGCTTCTGCAAGGCCGACGCGGAGACGTGCGTTGACGATGCGCTCCTCTACACGGAGGCGTGCGCCGACGATGACCGCGAGTGTCTCGACGATGGGTCGCGCCGGTTCTCGGCGTGCCTTACCGATGCGCTCGATTGCGCTGCGGCGTGCGCCGAAGAGGCCGAGGACGCGTTGAAGTGAAGCGCTAAGGACAGCATGGCAACCGTCACGTCGCAACTCACGCGGATCACGAACGCCGATGGCGGCACGTGGGCCAGCGTCGGCGGCGGTCCGGGCGGTGGCGTGCAGTCCGATGTGTTCCTCCAAGGCACGGCCGCGTTCGCTAGGCGCCAATCGAACGCGACGGACCACGGCTATCAGTTCGACAACGGCTCCGGCGTCGACCTGAGCGCAGCCGGAAGCCACGTGGGGATGTGGCTGTGGCACACGCACTACAGCGTCGTCGCGGCGCTCAAGATTCGACTTGGGACCGGCGCGACCAGTAACTACGCTCACCATCACTTCCCGATGGTGGCCTACCCGCCAACCGGCGGATGGGTGCGCGTCTGGGTCGACGTGAGCCGCACGCCAGAGGAAAGCACCGGGACGCTCAATCGCGCTGCGGTCCAGTTCTTCGGCGTCGTCGCGTCGCTTCCCGCGGTGGGCGGGACGTCGCCCAACCTGGTACAGGACGCGACCGACCATACCACGGGCGGACTCGTCGTCACTGGCGCGGGCGCGACCTTCTCGGACTTCGTCGCCGCGGACGAGGCGAACGCTGACAACAAGTACGGCGTCGTCACCACCAAAGACGGCGTGATCTACTGCCTGGCGCGCCTCACCATTGGGCAGTCGGACGCCTCGGTACAGTTCGACCACGACGGCTTCGCGCTGGTGTTTGCCGACCAGCCCATGGTGGCCAGCTCCTTCATGGGCCTGTCGGTCGACCTGCAACATGCGTCGACGGCGGTCTCGTTCGGCAACGCTGTGGTGCGGTCCGCTGGCACGACACGGGGCGACTTGGTGGTCACCGGATCGGCCGGGTCGCTGTCGGCGGACGGCTGCGCGTTCGGCTCGCTGCGTACCATTGAGCTATCGCCATCGTGCAGCCTGACCGGTTGCCTGGTGTCGACGTCGGGGCAGATCGTGGCGAATGGCGCTACGGTCAGCGACTGCACGATCGTTGGCAGCACGGCGTCGTCGGCATTGCTGTGGGACGTTGACGCCAATCCGAACGGGCGGCTCGACGGTACCGCGTTCGCATCGGGTGGGACCGGTCACGCCATCGAACTTGGGGCCGCGACGCCGAGCACCATTGGTCTGTTCGGCAACACGTTCTCCAGCTACGGCGCGGATGGCACCACGAACGCCGCGCTGTACAACAACAGCGGCAAGCATATCGAGGTCAGCATCCTCGGCGGTGGCGGTGTGCCGACGGTTCGGAACGGTGCTGGCGCATCGACCACAGTCGTCACCGGCCAGCGCAACCTATCCTTCGACGTTCGTGACCAGAGCGGTGCCGCAGTGACCGGCTACGAATGGCGGCTGTACGAAGCGGCCGCTACGCCCGGCACGATTGGCACCGTTGAGCTTGCCGGCGAGGAGAGCGCGACACAGGCCGGCCAGAACTACAGCTACACGTACGCGGACGATCTGCCCGTCGTGCTCCAGGTGATGCACGCGAACTTCATCGAGGCGAACGTGCGTACCACTCTGCTTGATGCCGATAGAAGCCTGAACGTCACGCTACAACCCGAAGAGAACATCTAATGGCCGCTCCTACGCTAATCACGCTCGACAACTACTCGACGCTCCTAGTGGAGTCGACCGAGGGGCGCGCCGGCTCACCCGACGGAAACATTTTCTTCGACGTGACCAACGGCACGGTCGAGTTGATCACGCGCGAGGAGTTGGCGCAAGTCGACCTCGGCAGTGGTCTGGAAGACAACCCGCTGACGGATCGGGTCGGCATCTTCATTGGCGCCGTGTACGCATTCGAGCGGCAGCGTCGGCGCGTCAATGAGTTCCTGCGGCAGTACGATTCGGCACTGGCCGGCACGTTCAAGTTCGCCGGTGCGTACGAGTTGATCAATGGCCGCAAGTTCGCGGGCAGCGACCGGGCGAAGCTTCGCGGCTCTGGCTGGATCGAGCGCGCCACGAACGGCAACGTGGATCGTGTGTACTTCGGCGTCCGCTCGCTTGGGAACGTGGAGGAGACGAGCCAGGCTTACTTCCAGTTGACGGAGGGCGGCGCTCCGGTCGACTTCGCAAAGGACGGACCGATCGATGAGGCCGTGCAGGTCTTCGGGTCGACGGCCAATGGCGACGCGGGCGCGGGCAACTTCTCTAGCCTCGACTTTCTGAGCAACAAGATCCGCACGTTCGGATTCACGTACGACGAGAAGACGCTGGTCGACTCCGGCATTGCCGAGATGTCCGGCTTCTCGGCTGGGTTCGCTATCGGCGAGTCGCCTCACCTTACGACCGGCGCATACGCCCTGGCTGACGTGTACGGCGGCGGACAGATCGCGCCGTGGACCGGCATGTCGCTGGAGAAGCTCGCCTCGCCACAGACGGAAGGCGGCTTCACGCAAGCGGACGGTAACTTCACGTGGGTGCTCCACAACGCTGCGAACGGAACGCTCGACGAATGCGTGGCGTTCCTCGACGCACTGGCGCAGACCGACGACGACATTGACAGTGGCGCCGTCACGAACACGCAGGGCAAGCGCGTGCGGACATGGTACGGCTACGATGCGCAGGGTCGCGTCGTTACACGTTCCGGCGCCGACTCGCTCGGCCTGTTCATCGAGAACGTGCCTGTTGTCGATCAGCAGCGCATCGTGTTCACGGACGACGCAGCGGCGCAGAAGACCTATCCCTTCCTCGTGCAGCTCAACATCACGGTTGGCGCCAACGCGGCCGCTGATGCCAACTCTTGGTTCCACGTCTGGAAAGCGGATGGCTACGGTACGCCCGGCGCCGAGACGGTGCTTGACGCAAGCGCATCGCCCATGAAGGGACTCGTCTCTTCGCAGACCGTCATCAGCCTATCGTATGACTTCGACGGAAGCGACCACGCTCCCGACTCGCTCGCCATTGTGGTGGAGTGCGAGGGCGACGGCGTTGCGACGCAGGCAAAGACGAGTGCAACGATCACGCGCTCGCCAATCGTGGGCGTGACGGCATCACCGGGCTTGGAGACGAATACGTAGAAGGTAGACCATGCCCGTCATCGGAAGCGTCGACCCCGTAGCGAAGCGAATCTACCTCGCCGCCGGGGTGCGCTCGTACCATCCGATTGACATGTACCGCGAGATGCGGGCGCTGCGTCGCACTGACGAGGCGCTTCGCGGATTCGATGCACCACTCGTCGCCTCGGGCAACCAGGCCAAGGGCCAGGGTCGTTTCACACCCCGCCTCGTCACCTTCCGCCTGGGCTGGCGCGTCGTGCCGGAAGACGTGAGCCACACCCTGTCAGTGACCGGCGAGCAGATCACCGACAACGGCCAGAGCGGACCGGCATGCTTCGACATGTCGACGCTCAGCGCCACAAGCAAAATCATCGTCGAATACGAACCGCCAGCCGCCGAGATCATCACGGTCCAGGGCGGAAGCGTCCTGACCACTGAGCAGGCGCAACAGCTCGCAGAGTCCCGCGCCGCACTGGACGTGGCCGTCTCGTCACGCGCCGCACCAGGCGACACCGTTTCGCTCACGACCGCTCAGCTGGCCATGCTCCGGGAGTTGTGGCAACTGATGGGCCTCGACGCTACGGAGCCGCTCGTCGTGACCGCAACGAGCCGCACCGCTGGCGCAATCGACCAGTCGATCACGGACGACGACGGCACCGTCACGGTGGCACGGAGCGATGCTTGATGCTCGCTCCGTTGCGGTTCTCGGCGTCGGCTACGGCGCGCTCCCTATCGCGTCGCTCGGTCTGCTCGGACTGGCACGCCCCTCCGTCTTCCCGCCCGGCGCGGAATGCACGGCACGTGGGCCGCGGCCATGGTCGGTTGCGCTCGGCTCCGGGCTGGTGCTCTCCGTGAGCGGCGCCGACCCGATCGCCGTGGTCCGCGGCGAGACGTTGCAATCCGTTGCGGATGGCGAGCCGTGCAACTGCGCGGCCATCGGTAGCGAGCCGGAGCACACGGCCAATGAGAGCGCCCCGCCGCCGCGAACCATTGCGACCGGCGACGACCTGACCACAGCGGCAAGCACATGACGACGTCGATCAAACAGGGCGACACCGGACCGCCACTCACCCGCACGCTCGGTTTCAGTGACGGCACAGCGCAGAACCTCACCGGTGCGACCGTCACGTTCCGCTGGTCTCCGGCAGAGAGCGCGCCACGTGGCCGCGTGACGCCGAAGTCCGGCGCCGTCGTGAAGTCCCGGGTCGCTACGGTGGTGAGCGCTACCACTGGCGAGGTGCGGCACGATTGGGCGGCTGGCGATACGGACGTGGTCGGTACGTACGTGGGCGAGTTCGTCGTCACGTTGCCGAGCGGCGCGGTCCTCACCTTCCCGAACCGTGCCGACGATTGGATCGTGTTCCTCGTCGTCCCGTCCCTGAAAGACTCCCCATGAACCTAGCCAAAACTCTACCCGCCGCCACACTTCTGGCCGCATTATGGCTCACCGGATGCGCCGAACCGTGCCGCGCCGTTGCGCTACAGTCCGCCCACCGTGCCGAGTTGCAGCAATGCGACCGGCTCACTCAGTACCGAGAGGACATGCTCCGGTGCATCGCGGACGTGCAGGCGCGGTACGTGCAGCAATTCGCCGAGCTTGGCGCTGACGCTGTTGACGAGATCGAAAGGGTGCGCGATGAGCTGGCTGAAGACGATCGTTGAGCTGATTGCGGTCCTCATCCCTCCGCTCCGGAAGGCCTTTGAGGAACCGTCTCCCGCCGAGGTGGAGCGTGAGCGCGACGAGGCGGTTCGGGACGCGCTGGACGCTGCGGACCGCAAGCCATCGCGCCCGGGCGCACCGGGGCCGAACATGCCCGACGACCCGTACGAGGACCTCGACTGATGCCGACGGAATTCTACGTGGCGCTCTTCAGCCTGGTCGGTCTGCTGCTCACCGGCGCCGCGACCATGCTTGCCAAGGCGCTCAGGGGCGGCCAGGAACCGCCCCAGGTGACCGCAGGAAGCGCTGCGGCGCATGCGATGGGTAACCCGCCGCCTCCCCAGGTGCCGCCACAGAGAGCGCCGCTACAGAGCAACGCGGACGGGTCCGGACCGTGGCAGGCACAGGGCTATCCGTCGTGGACCTCGCCGGCCCAAGTCGTTGCGCCCATCGACCGGCTGACGGACCGTACCTTGGTGGAGAGCCTCGCGCCGATCAGTCAGATGATCACGAACATGGGCGCGGAGCTTTCGCAGCGGATCACCGGCACCGAAGACAGGCTTTCGACGCGGATGGATCGGCACCACAGCGAGACGGACAGCAAACTCGAGACGCTGGAGCACCGTTTGACCGTGCTGGAAACGAAGGTCGACGAACGCACGCGCCGCAACAGTCCGCCACGGCCGACGCGGCTCGGGTAGGTGCTCATGAAACCTCACCGCCGCGGGCAATCTTAGACGGTGCGCACCGTAGCCGTCGCAGTCCTCGCCATCATGGCGCTGGCCCTTGCGACGGTAGCCTGTACGCTCCAGCCCGCTCCGCCCCGCGCCGAGTCTCTCACGCTCATCATCTCCGTGGCCATCGGCGAGGTTGAAGCGTCCTACGCCGAGGCGCACGCTGCGCACCGTCGCGTTTGCCCAACGTGCCCGCCCGTTGAGATTCGGCCCGCCGAGACCGCCAGCGTTGCGACCGTGGACTTTGCGGGCCGGCACCGTAACCCGCTGCTGCGGTACGACAGGGAACGCATGCTGCGCGCCGAGGCACGGCACGGCAAGTCGGCAGTGGTGGGAATCTTCGCTCATGAGCTGGGCCATTCGTATGCAGCGCACCGCGGCACAGCGTCCCGGTGCGGGGCGGGGCCTACCGCCGAGCAGGTCGCTGCGTGCCGGCGCGAGGAGCTCAGCGCCGATGCGTATGCGGGCTGCATGCTAACGTTGCTTGGCCGGGACGTTGCGCCATTCCAGGCGTGGCTGGCCAGCACGGTTGAGGGCGTCGTGCATCCTGACGGTGCGGAGCGGGCCAGAGCGGCTGGGTTCGGTGCGGCGCAGTGCGAGGCGTTGCGCTAGTACCGCGACCGTCCGGCGCGGGCCATAGCGGCGCGTTCATCGCGGTCGTGCAGAGCGTGGAAGGTTGCGCTGCGGATCGCGTCGTAGTGCTTGCCTTCTAGAGTGTCGCATTGGCTTTGCAGCAGCGGTAGCCACGTGCCGGCGGGATACCACTCGCCGCCATCTACGATGTGCACGTCATGTAGTGAGCCATCGTCTTGGTACCACTCGACGTGCACCGTCAACTCGTACACGGTGCCGTCCAGCTCGATCGTGATGTCGAGTTCCGTGTCGTTCATGATCCAATCCTCCCGCCTCGGTCCGCTATGGTCCGAGGCCTTCCGCGTCTCACCCGCATCGACAACGTGGTCAGCGCCTCTCGCGCCGCCTTGGCAAACGCGCACCCGTCACGCTCCGCCAGGTAATCCTCGCTGTTCGCCAGGTCGGTCAGTAGCGACGCGACCTCGCTCCGGTGCGATTCGTCGAACACTAGCGCGCGACCGTCCACCGTGGGCCACCACGGCTCGCGGTCGTCGTCGTGCGCCGGATCGGTGAGGTTGATTTCCAGCGCGCTGAGTTGCTGCGCGCCGAGGTGGAGACGGATCATCGCGGCACGAACCGGACCGAGTCTCGCGACACGATCCAGCCCCATGCGGCGCAACTGGCAAACGCCGTTCCGTCCTCGTACACGGTCAGGGTGGCGCCTTCCGTGCGGCGCCGCGACGTACCGCTGTAGCCGTCGCGAATGGTGATGCGCTCCGACACGGGCTCCAGCTCATAGCGACGGTGCCACACCTGCGAGCCGTCGACGTTGCCGAACGACTCGCCCAGCAAGGCCCCGACGCGGAACTCTGCGTCGCGCACCGTGACGACCTGGCCCGACTGGTCGGCGCCGAACGTGTACTCTGCGGCGCGGTGAATCATCGTCGTCGTCTTCATGTCCCTAGTATGGGTCCGAACGCATACTAGCGCAACCACTATTTCTCGGGTATTTCGTCGACGCCTCGCAACAGCCTGGAAAGACTCACGTTTAGGCCGCGCGAAAGTTTTCCCAGCACAGCGAGCGATGGGTTTGCCACCCGCCCCGCCTCGTACAGGTACCACCGGTTCCGCGCCGCTGTGGTCTCCCCCCACCCGGCCCGCTCCGCGCAGGCCCGCATCGTGTAGCGACCGCCAGTGACGATGCCGGCGGCCAGCTCCTCGGCGTGGCGTGCGGCGCGGATCGTGGCGATGCTTTCGGCTAGGGTCATGCTGGCCTGTTCTTCTGCTTTCGCGACAGCGCCTCTAGATGACGATTGCCGCGCTCATGACTGGCGCGGGCAAGCGCGTTCGTGCTGACAATCGCGCCGCAGATCAGGCAGCGCTGAAGCCTTGGTCCCGCTGGGGTCCACGTCCTGCGATCCATCAACTGGCCTCCCATCTCAGCACCGTGACGCACCACTCGGCCATGTCGCCGTCCTCGTCCTCGCGCTCGCCGCGATAGAGGTCGCCGTCGAAGCTCGGCGCCCACGAATCGCAAGCGGCGCGCAGCGCTGCGCAGATGGCGTCCCGATGTCGAACAGCGTCGATCGTGACGTCCTCTCCGCGTTCAGCGCTTCGCCCGATGGCGTCCGCCACGATCAGTGCAGCCTCGCTGAAGGTGGTGATCATCGCGCCTCCCACTTCCGCATCGTCACGATCGCATCGGCCATCGCCTCGCTGAGCGTCTCGCCGGTGCCGATCAGGTCGTCATCTTCGTCGCCAACGCCGAGCCAGATCCCGAACGGCTCCGGCCCTTGCGTGTCGATGCTCACCACATCGCCAATGGTGTGCTCGCGCGCCATGGCCAGGAGTTGGCGCGCCAGGTCGCGCTCGTGTTCGGCCACCTCGGACAATAGAAGGACGTTCACGACACCACCTCGATCCGCACGCACGGTTGCGCGCCGCCGCCCATGTAGCCGGCCAGTCCACTGCGCAACATCGATTCTACCTCGACCACCTCATCGTCATCGGCGTTCGCGGCGCGAAACTCTGCCCACGGTCCGCGCCACTCCTCTTCGTCGGTGTCCGTGTCGAGGATGCGCACGATGGTCTCGTCGCCGAACTCCACCGCGGGCGCGAAGACGTGAAGCCGTCTGGTGCCGCGGAAGCGCGTCGGACATGGGCATGCCGACCCGAGCCAGCCCCAGACGACCACGACATCGCGGCCAAGGCGCTCGGTGGCCGTCACGGTCAGGAGCGCTCCGTCGCGCTCTACGCACTGGTCGCCTACCTGTAGGTCGCGGGCTTGCTTGATGATGCTCATTGGGTGGCGCTTTCGTTGATGGCGCGGTGGAACGAAACGAGAAGGTCGGCGGCTTTCTCCGGCTGTCCGTCGTGCGACAGTTCGCGGGCTACGATCGCGACGGCGACGCGCGCGCCGTTCTCGCCGTAGCGGTGCGTCAGGGTGCGCGCGAACCACTTGGCGCCTTCCTGCGGGCCGCGCTCGCTCATGCAGCCTCGTAGCATGGTGGTGAGGATTCGCTGGGCTTCGGCTGCGGTTTGCATGGTGCTCACACCGGAAAGGCCCGAGGCTTTCGCTCTCGGGCTGGGGCAGGCTGATGACTGGTCACTGCTTCGCCGCGAAGGCGAGCGCCTCGCGCCTGGTCGCAAACACCTTAACCTCGCCGCACGGCAGCGTAACGAGCCACGTGGTGACCATACGGTGAGTGCTCCGGTGCGGGCGGGCGCGGGGGACCAGCTCGGTGTGGCGGGTGACCTTGGATGCCGTCGTCTTCATGCACCTAGTATGCACCATGCCGCATACTAGCGCAAGGCCCCCGGGTCGCTTTTCTGAAACTTTCTTCTAACCGCGCGGAACCACTATGCCCATCGTCACGCTTTCTCCCGCCCCTAGCGAGCCGACCGCCTCCGAACTGACCTCCCGCGAGGTCGCGTGGCTGTCCGCTCTCCGCGCGCATCGCTACACCTGCTCATGGCATCGCGTCGGCAATGTCGAGTGGAGCACCGCGATCAAGGTCGATGGCGTGCGCATCTGCCTGTCGTACGCGTCGGCACTTGAAGCGGCGGCCATTCTCGGCGCGCGCCTGCCCACCAAAGCCGAGGCGGATGCCATGTTCCACGCTGCCCGCTTCGTGCCGCCTGTTCTGGTGCGTCCCGTTTCGGCGAGCGCCGAGGCTATCGTAGCGCACTCTCGGGCGTGCGACGCGCAGGCAACCGACTGCGAGATGGTGACCGGGCACGGCAAGCTCTGGCTCGCTGGCGCACCGGCTGGGCGCGCTTGGAATTACGGGTTCGTCGACGTGCCTGGCAGTGGCGCCAAGCTCCGCGCCAATGGGCTCCACATGTGGCAAGACGTCGGGGCCGCCCACGATCGGCGGCATGTGGACTATTCCCAGACGCTCCGGGTCGTGCGCGACGTAGCGCCCGCCACGCCCCCTGAGAAGCCGCCCGCGCCGCAACCGTCCGAGCCTACCCCGACGCGCCCCGGAGACCGTGGACCGGCCGTGACGGCCTGGCAAAGGTACCTCTTGGCGCATGGCTACAAGCTGCCGCGGTACGGTGCGGACGGTGACCACGGCGACGAGACGGAAGCAGCGACGCAGCAATGGCGGGACGACCACGACGAGATGCCGACCAAGCCGGACCTCATCGTTCCGAACCTGTCCGCGTTCCGGATCGTTCCGGCCAGCGAATGGGGAGCCGTGAAGCCACGGGCCGAGAGCGCCTCGCTTCCGGCTCGCGGCATCCTGCTCCACCACATGGCGCTCGGGGCCAAGGCGGGCGTGACCGGAGCGAACCGGCAGCCGGCCGCTACGCCCGAACTGGAGATGGCCCTGGCGGTCAAGCTCGCCCGCAATCTGCAAGTGAGCCACATGCAGGGCCGCGGCTGGGTCGACACGGGCCAGCACTTCAGCGTCACGAAGGGCGGCGTCGTGCTTGAGGGTCGGGTCGGTTCGCTCAGCAACGCAGAGCGCGGCAGGGTGATTGCCGGTGCGCACTGCGCCGGGAAGAACCACGACCATTGGGGCATTGAGATCGAGGGCGACTACACGCATTCGGTCGACATCATGCCGGCCGCGCAGTGGAACGCGCTGGTGCGGCTCGTGGCGTACCTTCAAGCGCGGTCGCAGTTCGGTGAGCTGCCGATCGTGTACCACCGGAAGTACGCCGCTACGGGCTGCCCCGGGAAGATCGTCGACCGCATTCCGGCGCTGATCGAGGCGGTGCGCGCCCAAGCTGGCCAGTGAGCCACGCCCCGAAAAGCACCTGGCGGCAACGCATCGTCCCGGACGGAGCCGGTAATGCGATCATCGTCAGCACGCACGGGCACGGTACGACCATCGTCGTCGAGATCACGGAGAGCGACGGCCACGTTGCGGGGGTACGGCTGCTGCACAGCGATGCGGTCAGCCACGCCGTGCACGTATCGAACGCGTGCGACCGTGCGGCGCCGGAGGAAGCGGCGCGTGGCGTAGACGGCGAGACGTTGCGGGTCTGGTCGGCATGCGCCGGTCGGGTCTGCTTCGGGATTGGCGATGCGTTCCTCGTGCTTTCGGCCGAGCGCGCGAAAACGCATGTCGGTCACGTGCTGGCCGCGGCGAGCGCTTATGAGGGTGGCGACGATGAGCGATGATTGCGGCATGACAGAACACGACGAGACGAATCTGGCGGCACGGTGGGAGCC